TCGACCACGACGACAGCCACGCCTACACAGGCGAGCCGCATTCGTTCTGCCACCTGGTACATGGCACGCAACCCAAGGGATCAATTGCTGGCGCCGCTATCCAACTGCGCAAGAAGCAAGGAAAGTTCGTTGGCTACAGCAAGCAGAGCGCTGCAAAAACTTCATAGACATCCACCACACCTACCACTACCATTTGCACGACATGGCACGCACCACCTACCGCACGACTGCCGGGATCATTGCCCAGACCATGTACGAACTCATGTTCGGAGACCGCATGGCAATGATCCGGGAGCTCGAGCGAAGGCACAAAGCCAAAGCAACCCCTGAAAACTGGATCGCCTTCTATGCCCACCTCTTCGACCAAGAGTTTGCATAACAAAGAGAACACCTGGAACATTCCTCAGATCACACGAGAGTTCGGCATCTCACGCACTGTGATCAATCGATTCAAGAGGGAGGGGATGTTCCCCTCTCCTATTGAATGGAACCCACTTCTAGGGCCTAAGACACATCCTCGTTACGACCGCGACCAGGTGCGCGAGGCTCTCAAGAATTACAAGCCTTACCGGCAAGAGGTCGAGGCAAAAGTCAATCTCAAGTTGACACACGATGAACTCGCAAAGATACGCCTTGCGGCCAAGCTTCTCTACATCACACCAGATCGCTACATGGTTGATGTACTGAACAACCACGCACAGAAGGTTCTCAAAGCCGAAGAGCGGTGTACGTTCTGATGGTCAAGATGAAAGGCATGGGCGAGCTCGAAAACCTCAGCTACAAGGACATGAAAGGCTCCTACCACTACGAGACTTTTCACTTCGAAGGCTCTTTCTGCCACGAGAGCAAGCACAAATCAACAACCCCGAAGCTCTTTGAGATTCTCGGTGGCATGAACAATGGGGACTCAGTCCCCGAGCGAATTATGGTCCACTGCAAATCGGAGGAAACGGGGGAGACTTTCGAGGCGTTCGTCGAAATGAAAATTGTCAGCCTTGAGCAGCATCACTACAAGGCTTCCAACGATGAGGACGATGAACGGAATGCAAAGGATGCAAAAAAGAATAAGAAGTTCCTCGGACATCTGCCCAATCACAAACCAAAGCGCAAAACCAAGAAGCCCCCTGCAAAGCCACGTCGCTTGCAAGTGCCCATCAATAAGTGGGGCTAATTGAATGCAAGTATTCTATTAAATCGATATCTGGAAAAACTTTCATTCGGCCATAGTGCACCTAGGTTGAAGGGCCGGATGAAAGAAGATGGAGAGACACAAAGCAGTTCTGATCAACACCAAAACAGGCAAAGCTATCTGCTCTAGCTGGACGCCTCTCATCAAGCCCGAGGAGCTGGATTACGCCAATGCTCGGCTGCGGCAGACACGAATGCCCTATGTGTGGCAATGGACCAGCGACCCATCTAGCTTGACTGGATCAGTCGTTTTGAGCGCTCCAGCAGACGATGCTTCAACTCAACTCATCCCTTGTAGCGATCGCAGCTGAGTTCACTGGTAAGTACGCGCCGTACCAGTCGATTGAGATCTCTCAGGCTCCCAAAGGGGGCGTGTTTGTCGCCTCTACGGACAGAGGCAACATTGCCTGCTTGGCACACGATCCGTCTGGTCGAGCAGATGAAACCATCAAGCTGCTGCCGGACCCAGAACTAATGAAGTTCTGCCGTGGCATCAAGACTGCGGACCGAGAACTCCGCATCGAGGGCAACAACGCCCTGGTCACCACGTTCCGTAAGTCGACGAACGAACAACGGGAGACGATCGTCAACAGAAGTATTAGTGACTTCCCGCCTCTGGCAGGCGCTATATCTGCTTGTCTAGAGCGGTGGGGCTCCACACCTAGTGTCAGCGCTACAGCTGGGCGCTACGAGGCCCGCTACGTCGAGCGTGCCTTGAAGGGCCTGGGCACCACCAGCGACTCCATCGTTCTCTCTGCGTTTGACGGTGGGCCGCTACGAATCCAGACGGATAAAGCCGATGTCGTTGTACTTGTGATGCCGCAAGTTGCGGAAAAGATACCTTCTATACCCGAATGGTTAAGCGATTACGCCACTTCAGGCGAGTTGATTGCCACAGCTTGCTAACTGGGTACGTTCCAATGGTCCCGCAGCTTCACCATTGGCTAAGTGCACACTTGCCGTGACCTTGGCTGCTGCTCCTACTCAAACTGTCATTAACGGCAGGGAGATGTACGAGTGCTACGCAGAGACCATCTCTCCTGAACCTGCACAGCTTCTGCTGTGCATGAACGCAGGTAAAAAGATTGGCACCCTCTTTGCTGCCAAGAACACGGGAGACCGCCTGATTATTTCAGGGGATCTAACCCTCAACACCAAGGACAACACGACCCTCGTCAACGTCCTCAGCTTCTGCAACGCCCACGAAGATCAGTTCATCAATGAAGTGATTGTCGTCGGTCGGCTGAGCAAAGAAGCAAAAGTCTCTGACACCAACAAGTCAGCGGCTCGATCTCTTGCCGTCAACCGATACAACGGCAAAGAAGAGATCACTGACTGGTTCCGCCTTCGGGGCTACAGCTACGCCATGGAACGGCTGGTTGCTGCACCGAAAGGATCTCTGGTGATGGCCCACGGCTGCCTTGAGCAGAAGAACAACCGTGATGGCAATCCCTACGTGGAGATCAAGTGCCGGACCGTAAAGGTCCACAGCAAGGGCAAAGGCAGTGCCCCCAACCCTGCCCAGGGGACCAGCGCGGCTGGTTACGACCAAGAGGACTTTGAGTCTTCCAATGACAACGACATGCCCTTCGACTGGAGTAACTGATGGGTTTCTTCCCTCCTGACTACAAACCTGCATCCGGAGAATCCAGTGGATCTAAATCGGAGCCAAACCCCAAGTACTGGGAATTCAGCAGCAAGCACCTGGGTGACGGGGAAACTATTTCCTTCCGTCCCTGCGGCCTCTTCGATACAGGTCACGTGGTCACTGGATACCAGTACTTCACCATGGAAGGTCGTATTCGGCGATTCCCTAAGTACCCCAAGGAATTCGCAGAAGACATCGGGCTGACCTGGGCAGCCAAGAATGCCAAAGGCGAGGAGCTCGAGAAGCTCGAGGCCGAGGGTAAGGCCAAAGACCGGCCGAAGTTTTTCATGTCCTTCGTGAATTACTTCCCTGATCGCAAGGACTTTGTCTGCGTCACCGTCACTCAGAAAAAGGTGCGCGAACAGATCGAGGCAATCCTGGACATGGAGGACTACTTCTTCATGGAGTCTGGCGTGGCCAACTTCACAGTCACCGTGAAGCGGAAGGGTTCAGGCACTGACACCGCCTGGACCGTCACCCCCACCCTTAAAAAGCCAACTGCAGCTTTTGAGGAGAAGTGGAATCAAGCCAAAGACGGCGTTTGGCTGCCTGCTTTGTACGAGGGGGCCGATCCATTTGCAGGTAAGCCCGCAGAATCCAAGATCGAAGGCCTACCTCCCACCAAGCGTGATGAGCTTGGAGCTGACAAAGAGCTCGCCGTGGCGGGCGTTGGTGAAGATTGGTAGAGATCTCCACACATATCGGTATAAACGCCCCTCCTAGTAGGGGCGTTTTTTGTCTGATGTAGTGTTGTCTCCGTCACGCTTGGGGATCATGTCAGGCAGGACTGAACGAGTCCAAGTCAAGATGAGCCCCGAGTGCAAGGCAGTCTTGAAGTCTTACGCAGAGTGCTATGGCCTAACCATGGGTGAAACCATGTACCGATTTACAAGGCTCGTGCTCCACAGGCAGGCGAACTTCAGCGACTTCATCGAAGCCCAAATGGAGCTCAACGGCATCAGGATTGAGGGAGGATCCGACAAGCCCTGCTACGGATGCTTATGCAACAACTGCCAGATGCAGACAGCCTGCAGGACCCGTGTCTACAAGGGTGTCATCCAATTCAAAGAACACCTTAAGCGCTTCGTGAAGCCGAATGGCGTCGAGCTCATCCATCAAATCCAGAGGGAAGCAGGGCAACCTTGTCAAGACTTCCCGCAGAAGTTGAAACAAAACTCAGTTGTAAAAACAGCTGTAACAACCCGTGCGCCACGCTAAACGAAGGGTCCAGCGGGCCTAGATTGCTCGCAATCGCAAGATAAATCACTCTGACGACATGTCGCCCATCAGATGATCTCTGATATCTGAAGCGACCTTTGTCCAATCCTGACCTGACGCAGTCGTCAGATTTCTTGCCGCCTCCCTGGCTAGATATCGAATGCTCGCAGGCTGCAAGACCATTGCCTGCTTGGCGAGAAGCAGTACGAGCTCTTTGAGCTCAGATACTGAATCGAGCTTCTCGACCCCTCTTTTGAAATCTTCGTACCTTAGCTGTTCTCCGATCGTTGGCTCCAGCAAGTTTTCATTTTCCACCTCTGGATGTTCTTTCATACCCACACCTACCTGATACAACGGTAGCCATCGAGAGACTCATGATTGAAACAGAGGCTCTACAGTTCCGTACTGAGCAAGGGATCACCTATGTGGTCCACTGTGATCATCCTGAATGCTGTGATGACCTAGAGCTTTTAAAAAGAGAACTAGGCATTAGCGATATCAAATCTGCTCGATACATTGAGGACAACGCGAGACGTATCCTCCTCGTTGAAGCCTGACCTACACATGCTTCTCAGCGCGCTAAGCCAAGCCGAGACAAAGGCTGACGTTCGCATGCTGCTGAATGAATATGGGTATGAGCCAGTCAATGATGCCTGGGGGAAACTCGACGATCTGACCAGAGCGTCGCTGTCTCTCGTCAAAGGCTTTGACGGGCAAGTACTTCATGACATTGGATCAGAATCTGACTCTGTTTGAGAACAGCAAGAACATCCTTGCCGAGCTGAAGAACACCAATATCGCCCTCCGGCAGATGGTGATTTACCAGCAGCAAACTACTGAGCAACTGCGCTACATCAACGAACTTCTCGACGGATTTACCAATGGAGGCGCTTCTCTCAACGGTTACATCCCAGATGCTTTCGTCCAAGCATATGTTTCTGTGGTTAGCCCTGTCCTTGCTAAGCGCCTGGGCGACGAAAGCGTTGACCTCGAAGAGCTAATGAAAGGAGCAACGCTTTTAGCTAGACGACTACTAGAAGAACTAAGTGCTTACCGCTCTGAACAAGAAGCGAAAGACATCCTCTCTGAAGTGATGGCCCACGTCGATGACCCCTGGGATCGACCAGATAATTCACCATCTGAGCTAGATCCCTGAGAGAATCCAAAGAGTACTGGCGCCACTGAACGACCATACTTACGCTTTGAAAGCCATAGCGTTCAGGAGAACCAAGGACTCCTCTCTTACCTCCCTGGTGAAGCACAGCCACTGCTCGGCTCAAGCGGTGGACGACCGTAGTTGGAAGAGCTACTGGCGGCAGGTTTACCCTTTTACCCCCTGCCACCCTCTGTGCCTATCCCGTGAAAGGGTCCCGTTGAGGACGATCGTTGAAGCCAGGCTCTTCATGGCCAGATTGGGCGATCAGCAAGGAAGAACGAACGCTATCTCTTTTACCTGGTGCTCCCCACACCAGGTATTTTTTTCTGCGCAACGGTGCTTTAATTAGTCGTTACATTTCTGGAAATGTCTTCTATGAATGACAGAGCCCACCCGATTTGAAATTGACGGGGCTCGTCACTACACCACTGATATTCCTGGAAAAGCATACCCCTCGGTCACCACAATCCTGGGCAAGACCGCATCTGAGCACGCCAAAAAGATGCTCAATAACTGGAATCTCAAGAATCCAGGAGGTAAAGAGAAAGCAGCCGCCAGGGGCACTGCTATCCACCAGGCATGCGAGGACTACATCCGTGGCCTGCCGATCAACCTGCCTGATGACTATCTGCCATTCTGGCGTGGCTTAAGTCAACACCTCGATCGATACGATTACTTTGTGTGGTCAGAAAAGCCACTGCGACCAGAGTGGAACTACTGCACAGGTAAAGACGGTATCTCCAGGGTCTGGTCACACAAGTATCACTTTTGTGGCTGCCCTGACCTAATCGGTGTTCGAGGTGGCGTCGTGATCCTTGCGGACTTTAAAACTTCGAATCAACCGTATTGTCGATACTTTCCGACCAAGCAAGACAGGAGCAACTTCACAGGCTGGAGCAAGCTCAACAAATGTGGGACACAGCTCGGTGCTTACGCCCTAGCCGTAGAGGAGACCCTTGGCCTACAAGTGGACGCTGCGCAGATCCTGGTTTCAACTCCTGAGATTGATCAAAGCTTCATCCTTCATGGCGATGAACTTAGTCGTTTCCAAACGAAATGGCTTCAAAAGGTTCGTCGCTATGAAGAGCTCAAAGAGCTCGAACACCAAGACCAACTCGAAAAGGAGGAAGCAGCTCAATGAAAATGGATCCCCTGTCTCCCGAAGAAGTCAATGCAGCAGCAGACTTGTTCTTCGAAACGTTCAACATCATTGACTCACGCATGCCAAAGGGCAGCAGCGTTGAAGACACCATCAAGATCATGGAGCAGGTCAACAAGGTTGCAAGCAAGTTGCGGAGTGACAAAGAGAAAGAAGAGCGCGATATGCGCCTGGGTTTCTGGAAGGAAGGCACTTTTTAGAATGACTTTTATTTAGTAGCGATAACGTGCCGGATTTCAAGCACCCAGTCGTATACGACCCCCGCACTGGAAAGCTTTTTAGCGATCCTCGACTTGGCGTACTCGACGAGATCGTGATCAGCTCCGGGGGTGCCGTAACAAGCGTCGAAGGGCGAACCGGCGCCGTCCTTATTTCTGCTGACGACGTTGGCCTGGGCAGCGTTGACAACACATCTGATCTGGCCAAGCCAGTTTCCAATGCCACCCAGGCAGCAATCAACTCAGCAGTTGCTGGAATCTCTTCCGGTGTCACGTCAATCGGTGGTCAAACTGGTGATGTCACTCTCGGGGACATCAATCTTGACAATGTTGATAACACCTCTGATGCAGACAAGCCCGTCTCGACGGCACAACAGACTGCGCTTGATCTGAAGGCTGATGCCTCAGCATTGGCAGCAAAAGCCGACGCCTCGGATCTCAACACCATCGAGTGGACGCTCACTGCAAACGGGAGCAGTGATTACATCTTTGCGGGGCCAGGTTTCACAGGCACCGTCACTGACCCCACTCTTTATGTGATGCGTGGTCATACTTACAAGTTCACTAACAATATGAATGCTCATCCTTTCCGGATTCAGAGCACGACAGGAACCAGTGGCACTCCTTACAACGACGGCATCACAAACAACGCCGTGAGTAATGGCACGCTGGTATGGACAGTGCAAATGAATGCACCATCAACTTTGTATTACCAGTGCACTGCACATGCTGCGATGAACGGCACGATCAACGTGCTGGCCTAAGCAGCCACAGGCTCGTTGACAGGACTATCAGATTCAAAGCAAATTCTGCAGATGCAATCAAGAGGCTCACAGCCTTTTAACTCGTCAATCTGCGACATAGCCGTCGTAATAGGGCAAGGACTTTCGTATCTACCCTCGAATTGCTCACGAGCTGCAGTTAGCTCAGCACCGTTAAGGACTCTGCTGCCGTTGCAAATGTCGTAGCAGAGGTCCATCTCATCTTCGGTGAGATCACCGAGAGCCTCAAGCTGTACTTCGACCATCTTCCAAGCACCACGAAGGCTCTTACCAACTTCAGTACTTAGCAACTTCAAGCAGTCATGTGAGTAGCTGCAGAATTCCTCAGCCTCCTCATCGGTGTAACCGCCCCAGGTCGGCTTATCCATCACATTGGCCACCTCTGCAGTTCCAGGCACAATGCTCAATTCACGCATTGTGCCGTACTTCATCGCTTCAAGCAGTGCAGGCAGATCTGACTGACCAGCGGACGATCGGATCCAACTAGCTACGTCATCAATAGTCAAACTTGACCGGTACTCACCTGTCTCGTAGTAATCAAGGAGAGTATTGGTAGTAACTCCCAGAGACTCCGCCAGTTTCCGAATTTTGGAAACGCCAACATTTCTTGGGTCTACAGAACCACGGAGATACTTCGTGAGAGTTCCAATAGTGATTCCGAGCTTGGCACACAGCTCACGCTGCGAGAGCTTGTTGGCCGCCAGTGCCTGATGCAGTGATTGCACAAATCTCTGCGTCGACAGATCTGGGGAAGGTACCTCGGTCATGTTCTCGATTCGAAATGAAGGTTCGGATTCATGAAACGGCGGGGGTGCCGCTGGGCGAGGGGACGCTTGCGCTGAACAGTAATCGGCAGGCAGGCCTATGACCGTGTCTGTCGCAACTTCTACAGAATTGACAACACCAGATCACACACCTGTGTGGCAAGAATCCTCCAGACCCGAAGCGCCGCAGCGGATCCGGGCGATTTGAAGCGATTACAAAATAAATAATATGACTCTTTGGTGCACACCGCAAGTAGTAATTCGCACGCCGGTCGACGCCTTTTGTGCATGAACTAGCAATGATTCTCATTACCAGTCGTGACGAGCGCCCCAAAGCCCTGCACGCTTGGAAAGGCTCGCCACAATGATGCATGTCGTGTCATGCAATCTGAGTGACAGAAGTTAAAACGACCATCTCGTTCATGGTCCATCCGACCATCAGGAACAAGCCGGACGTCTTTCAACCTGAATTTTCCAGAGACTGGGCAGAGGTCATAGGCCCACTCGAGGAGCTCAAGCACCACGTCAGTAACGGTGGTGCCTTCATCGGCTCCCGCATGACAAGCGGCCACAGGTCAAGCAGCGCCTTCGATTTCGCCGATCTTGCTGTCGTTGATATTGACCATGGCCTAACGATCCAAGAATTCCTGCAGCACCCGCTCGCAGAGCACGCTGCCTGGGCTTACACGACTACAAGCCACGGAGCTAAGGGAGATCGCTACCGCGTGATCTTCCAACTGCCTCATCGGGTCACCAACCCAGACATCTTTAAGAGTGTCGTGACACTCCTAAGCAGGTCTCTGGGCGGCGATAAAGCCTGCACCGACAGCTGCCGCCTCTTCTACGGCAATGATGCTGCAAATCATTTTGTCTGGAACCCGGACAAACGTCTACCTATATCAATCCTGGATGACGCCGAAGACGAGGCCAGGAGTCAACGCCGACGAGAGTCCGTCCGCACTGACAGCTTTGATGAGCACTCCATCGAGCAGGCGATCTTCGTTCTAGAGAACGTGATCGAGCCAACCAGAGACGGAGACCGCGAACGATTCACTCGTATCACCTCTGCAGCACGCTCTGCTGGTGAGCGGTTGTTCCCCCACTGGTCTGACTGGGCATCCCGTGGCCACCACGGCAAAGGCAAGAACCGGCGTCAAACCACCGAGCGTTTCTTCTACGGCTTCAGCGGTTCAAGCTTGGCCACTCTCTTCTTCATGGCATCCGAGGAAGACCCGGAATGGAGAAGCAAGCTCCCACCAGAGATCCGATCACAGGGAACCGGCAGCATGTTCGGCAATGTCGGCAGCGCTGTTGGCTACGACTGGGAAGACTTCCTGGGTGACCCAGACGACTTCACCGAAACAGACAGCAGCAACACCCAAAGCCTGTTCGACGCCGATAGGCCCTGGACACAGCTGGCCCAGGTCGAGCGTCCTGCTCAAGCCGAACCTGATTACGACGATGACGACCTCGAGGTCATCGAGCGTGACGGTGAAGATCCTTTCGAGGATGACTACGACGAGCAAGAAGTCGCCGATGTTCCACGGGTCCGAGCAAACGGTCGACGCCGTGCCGATGCCGAGATTCAGCTAGTCGTCGATATCAAGAACCGACTGCAACGCCTTTATCCAGGACTTCGCCAGAACTCCATGACCCAGGCATTGGAGTACGGACCGGTCGGCAAGCCGATTCCCGTGGACGACGTGTCAACTTCTTACGTGCGAATTTCAGCGGGAGCTGGTCAGGTCTACCCCAAGACCCTGGTCTACGACGTCGCTTTGATCGTCGGCAGGGAGCACGCGTACCACCCAGTCAAGGCTTACCTCGAGAAATGTGCAGCAGAGGCAAAGCCCTGCTCCTACTTCGACACCCTGGCCACTGAACTGCTGGGCGTGAAAGAAGACACCATGACTGACGTCAAGATGCCGGACGGAAGCCGGCTCTGCGATGTCGTCATGAAGCGGTTCCTAGTAGGAGCCGTCGCTCGAGTGCTTGATCCTGGTTGCGTCCATGACTGGATGCCCATCCTTATTGGTGGCCAGAACGCTGGTAAGTCCACCTTCTATCAGTACCTAACTCCTCCATCGCCTGAATCTCCTGGCTATTACCCCTGGGTCAGCACCGTCCAGCAAGGCATCAACTACATCAAGGACCGGCCGCACGTCCTCCACTCGGGATGGATTGCAGTTCTGGATGAGTGTGACCGTTACTTCAAGCGGCAGTTCGTCGAGGAGTTCAAGAACATCGTCTCTGTCGGCACCGACCGCTCCGCCAAGAAGTACGAGAACGAACGTGACTTCCGTCGTTCCTTTGTTCTCGCGGGTGCCACCAACTCAGACGAGTTCCTGGTTGACCCAACCGGCAACCGTCGCTTCATGCCCATCGTTGTCGATGGCGTGGTCCCCAGCAAGGACGACCCCAACATCAAGATCATCGACCTGGACCGCCTGAAGCAAGACCGCGACTCCATCTGGGCTGCTGCCTACAAGGCTTATCTCGATAACCCAGTCCACACGTTCACCAGCTTCGAGCTCAGCCACATGAGCGAGTACATGGAGAACTTCCAGCAGGAGTCGCCACTCGAGTACATCGTGCTGAACAAGTTCCAGGAGAAGATCTCCGGCGAGCACCGCTTCCCCGATAAAGGCAATCGCAAGTACTGGCTGATGGCTGACATCTTCGAGTGGCTTGAGATCGCACCTCGTGACGAACGGTCCATGACCAGACAAATCGCTGACCTTCTCAAGCGTCGAGGCTTTTACCGACGTCGCGTTCGCAAGAACAATCGGATCATGAACATGTGGGTTACAGACGATCCAGCGTTCGATCAGAACGCCAGAGAGCTGTCCCGAAACTGGAACTGAGAGACGCGACTCATCTGAGACTCTTGCCATTCCCAGTCAGGGAGTGGCTTTTTTATTTGCCCATCACTGCCGCTAAGTGGTCACGTCACTGTCTTAGCCCAGTCACTTCAATGAGTCTCACCAGCAGTGTGCTGAGCGACGTGTGCCCCTTAACCTCTGTGGGTTAAAAACATGGCCTCTGGTCCCGAAAAAACCCTTCCCCTGCTGTCTGATTTATCTTCTAGACTGCATGCCATCAGGGTTTTTTCTTGGTTGGGCCTTAAACCAAGAAAGGGGGAAAATAACTCCACAGAGGTTATAGGGAACGCGTATCAGCGCGTCACTGCCTGAGATCTATTCCAGCGCAATGGAAGTGACCGTGACGTGTCCATTTAGGGGTGGGGCTGAGAGTGCTCTGTTCACGTTCAGACATCTTGCGTGACATATCGCTCAGTCCAACTAGCCTGGTGTCAACCTCTCAGAACCTAGTGCCTGACAAGGATGTCGCCGGCTGGTCACAGAACCACCCTCTTTACGCACAAGACAGGGCGCTCGTTGACGAGATCCTTGCTCAGGACAAGCCCAACGACCATGCCATAACAACAGCTGGGCGGTTGTTTGTTCGCTACAACGGCTTCCCTGGAGCCAATGACATCAAGGCTGATCTTGATGCCTGCCTCGTTAAGTGGGGCATGGATCACGACGGGCTCAACTCTCGCTGCAAAAAGATCTGGTTCAACGGCTACCGCCCTGGCCAGATTGAAGAAGAGCTGTCAGTTGGTTCTGGAGCTAACTGATGCAACGTCAAATTCTGATCATGGCGCTTCGAGCTGCGCCTGAACCTACTTGCCATTTGCTCAGCGAATGCGAGTCGATTCTTCGAAACGACGAACCAAACAGCCCCCTCGTGGGCTTGGTCGGAAGAGCGCTTGATCGCTGGGGTATCAGCAAGGAAGAACTCGCAACACGCAACCGGCTATGCATCGCAGACACAAACAGGTTCCTCATGACCGAACAGGCTCTGATGTCTCACAACGATTCAGAAATTTCATCCACGCCTTCATCGCTGAAACAGCCTTGACGCTGGGATTCATCTGGGGCCTAGCGTCTTTTATATGGCGCTATTTCTTCGCTGAATTCGTGATTATTTTCGCCGTGATTGGCTGGTGCCTGCTTTCTCTAGAATCCGCAGCCGAGCTTCATGGTCGTGCTGGACTTGTTCTAGTGAGCGAATATCCTTTGTAACCTCATTACGAAGAAGTTGAATCTCTCTGAGAATCGACTCCATTCCTCGCTTCATGCTGCCTTGCGCAAATGCCATACGCCACAAGGCGCCACAAGCAGCAACCCCTAAAAAGGCGCTTACTTCAACCATTCATCAGCGCCTTCAAGAACTCAAATCATCCTAGGAAATGAATAGCCTCAAAGCTCCCAAAGCACCTAAGCACTGGGACCAGCGGTTCCTAGTGATCGCCAGTCATTTTGCAGGCTGGTCAAAAGATCCCAGCACCAAAGTTGGCGCTGTTGCTGTACGCAATCGACGCATCCTTGCCCAGGGCTATAACGGCCTGCCTGCCGGCGTTACTGATACTGATGCGCGTCTTAAAAATAGAGAGACGAGACTAGAGATGACAGTTCATGCTGAGATGAATTGCGTCGCCTACGCAGCACAAAACGGTGTCTCTTTGCTTGGCGCAACCATGTATGTCTGGCCGTTAATGACGTGCTCGAGATGCGCATCAATGCTGATACAAGCAGGAATCAATAAGGTCGTAGTTCCTGACTACGTTGAGCCCCAGCGCTGGCAAGACAGCTTTGACTTGGCTCGTTCAATGTTCATCGAGGCTGGCGTATCAGTCGAGCGTATTCCGATGACAGGCCCTATCAATCCGATGGAAGAAGACGATCAAGAGTTGCCCGTTTAATAGGAGCCTCTACCGTGTCAGGCAAGGCGCATGACCTGGCGTAAATGCTTCAGCTAAAGATCGGTCATCGAGTCTTCCATAAGGCCACCGGCCAGGCAGGATTCGTGACTTCTGCAGCTACATCCACCGGCTGGAATCGTGGCTTAGTCACGGTGACACTGGAGGGCAGCACTCGCTCAGAGGATTGGCCTGTCTCTCAAACTCGCCTACGGACCGAAGCTGAACAGCTGACAATCCATGGCGGAGAGTTTGTACCACCCAAAGGTTTTCCGCTGAACCTCGAATGAGCCTTAACAAGCGCAACACGAAACGACTCGTTGTCGGCGACACCGTCATCGAGACCAAGCATTTCACAGATCATTGCATCAGCAAGGATCACCCCGACTTCCAAAAGGTGGCAAAGATTGTCCGCAATCGCCGTGTTGGCAAAGTCGTAGAGCTTGTCGAAAAGAAAGATTCACGCGGCCATGCGATTAACTACGCAATGGTTCTTTGGAACGAGTACAACAGCCCGCGTTTGCACCATGTGATGCGGCTGCGACTCCTTGAAGATGCTCCAAAGGAACAGACTGCGTGACTGTGGATACATTGACTTAAATCCAGCGCAGTCATGGCACAGTGGCCCATACCCCCTGACCTCCACAGCAAGATCGAGGGTGGGCCATTTTGTCCATTTCACGAACACTCACTTGGCTCACGGGACGGACGTATTCCTCGGTACAACGACAGCCATGCCTGTGTTCGCTGTGTAAGCGCACTGACAGAAGGGCGCCTCAGCCTGGACGTTCACAAGATTCACAAGAACTACAGGCGCCGCTTTCTTGAGTTCTGGAGTTTTGTCGAGATAAGAGAACCAGACGAATGCTGGGAGTGGCACGGCAACACCCACTCGAAATCCAACAGCACTTACTTCGCTATGCCCAGGCACTGGAGTAGAGCGCGTCAATACTCAGCGCCTCGCGTTGCGTTTTGGTTCACCTGGGGTGATATTGGCAGGCTGCCTATCAAGCCTGTTTGCGGCAATAACCACTGCTGCAATCCTTTGCACTGGAGAGCCAAAGGCGTGCCTCACTATCACGTCAATCGGCACATGCAAAAGATCGACTTGGAGTTCAGCAGCAACAAGCTTCAGCACGAGACTCAACTCTTCTTGGAGACGACTCTTGAGCGTGATCCAAAACGATTTGAGAAGCTGCAGAAGGCAAATAAGCTATGGATTGACTTCAGGCTGAACTCGGACAAGCCTGTGCAAATCGAAGACCTGATAAGAGCTGCGGCTAAGGAACAAGGCTTTAATTCCTAGAATCACAACATCATTAGTAGTAGCGGCGAGTGTCTAATTTTGCTCTGACAGAGAAAGAACGCAATGCGTTGATGGAGCAGGTATATGGAGGGTACCAGAGGAACCCTACGTATACAGAGGCTGCTGGCGTAAGGGGCGATGACTCTGAATACGATCACGCTGATGCTGGAGGAATTGACTACTACGCTTATGGCGGCGACAAAAAAAATATTAGTGACTCATACGATCGTTACGAGGCTGGATTTGGTGAAAAGCACGGACACTATGGCAAAGACCATCCAGTAGAGGGCTACACCTACGGAGATCGATGGCGCAACAAAGATACTTGGAAGAAAGTCGCAGACCATCTTGGGATCAAACAAGTTGACTCCAAAAACGACCTGCGCCAAATGTACGACTTTGTACAGGGCTATCAAATGCAAAAGCCCCCGGCTGAGGTCGAGGACAAGGATGACGACACCACACCAGTCCTCACGCAGCCTGTTGAAGACAAACCTCAGGAAGTCCAGGATGCAGTCAACGATTATGAGAACAGCCAGCTATATAATCCTGAAAATCAACAGCCTAATTTCTCCGACGTCATTGAGACAGATCTAGGGGGCAACCCAACCAGCAACCCCATGGTCGACGCCATTAAGCATGGCGATGATCTTAATAAGTGGTATCAAACAAAGTTTGTTCCACATCTAGAGAAAGAAGCTCATGCGACTGCGCACGAGATTGGTAATAGCTCCAGGTACTTTCTGGACAAGTTTGTATTCGAACCTCCTATGCTTGGTGACCCGAAAGAATTATTCGAGTACTACTCGGGCAAGATCAAAGACGACGATTGATCGGATTTAATTACTCGCATTAACATTCGCCTAACAGTCCGCACATAATTCTTTGAAACGACACAGCACGCATAACGCGTGCCTGGTCTCTACGTTCCGAGCAGCCACACCAATTCATTGGAGATGCCCGGACCGCTGCCCTTGAGGGCCGTAACAGTCGAAGCAACAGTCATGCCGCAGCGCCTGGTCTATCTGGGCCTGCATGCTGACTACAGCGAGAACTTCTTCGAGGGTACAGATATTCCGGAAGATGAAGCCGGGAACATAGTTGTCAGCCGTTTACTCAAAGGCAACAAAGGTCACTGGGGTCCGCTCGAGCACCCAAGCCTCAGCCTGATGGTTCAGGCTGATCACAACACAATGATGCAACTGCGAACTCACAGGGTTGGTTGCACATTTGACTATCAGTCAATGCGATACACAGGCGAGCGAATCCGCAAGGTCGCCCGAGGTGAGCTGCTGCCTGAAGATGTTTTCTATGTCCGTCCCCCAGGAACCTACTGGGACCGACAAGGGGACAAATACACCTGGACTCAACAACAAGCAGAAAACCAGTTGGCCATGTGTTTGTCGTCAGCAATTGACTATGACAACCTCCGCAAAGAAGGAGCTTCCGAAGAGCACGCACGATCAGTGCTCTGTACTGGATACCTTCAACATGGACTGATTACAGGTTCATTGCGTTTCTGGTTACACCTTCTCGATGTAAGGGCAAAGGCTGACGCTCAGCTTGAAGTCAGGCAAATCATGCAGGGCATCCAAGTTGAAGTGCAGAAGTGGGTTCCCGAAATCTGGGAGTGGTATCACGCGCATCGTTTTGAAAAAGCTCAACTGGCACCTTGATATGACTCATTCCGATTTAGACGCTCTCGATAACTCCCTCGATGACCTTATCGGAGAGTTAATCGAGATCAGCTCATTCGAGAAAGACGTTGTCGATCGCGAGGATCTTGCAACCATGCTGATCGCTGCTTACGGCGAACTCAGCAAGTTCAATGACTCGCTGCTCGAGGACGATCGCTACGACGAGCTACGAGGCATGGGCAAGCTTTGCGAGCTCATGATCGACAGCCTCATTAAACGTTTTGACGAATTCATGCCCACAGATTATGTCTAGACCTACCCGCATCGAAATGGTTGCTCAATTCTTCCCAGAGCTTCGGGAAGGATCAACCAAAGCAGACCGAGAGGCTGCCATCCAGTACAACCTGCTTGCATGTGAAGTCGTCATGGCTGATCTGCTGCAGAAGTATGACCGTGAATTTGAAAAGTACGGTCCTGGCGTTCTCTGCATGCGCCTCAACAAGGGAGCCCGTAAGAGCGAATACTTGACTGAACAGGAAGTTCAGACTGATTATGACTTAGCAGTCAGTGACGGGCTTAAGGAGCTGCAGACCCAGCTCAAAGGAGTCCTTGATGCCATTAAAGGGTCAAACGTCAACCAGTGCGGCTTGATCATGCGCGTCGATAACTCTGGATTGGGGGTAATGCGAATCCCTCGGGACAACCCAGTATCAGCCCTCAAGGCAATGATGGAGGAAATCACTAGGTGAGAAATTTCTTCAGGATCGAAATTTTCATCGGTTTTATTTGCGGGGCGATCTTCGCCATCTTCAGCGAATTCATGTTTGGTATCCCAGCACGGGTGCCCGTTTTCGTTGATTACTCGATCCCAATCCAATACGAGATCCACGAGCATCACCATGGCTACGGAGCATAGGGTTCACCTTGCGCCTCCGCCGCGCCTGGTCGATGCAGCCAAGGCAGTCATGGGCGCAATTGATTTTGATCCCTGGTCATCACCAGAGATCAACAAGCTGGTCATGGCTGCCAAGTTCTACGACCGAGAAAAACTAGATCTCGATACTGTTCTCGCCAAAGAATGGGATGTCCCTGGAGAGAAAAGGGTTTTTGTCGCCCCGGCCCATGGCGCTCAATGGACTAGACGCCTTGCAAATAAAGCTCTGCGTGAATATCGCAAGGGAAGGATTGATCAAGCCCTGCTTTGGATTTCGCATAACGAGAGCCTGACCAAGCTTCCATGGATGTGGGAGTACCCAGTTTGCATCCCATTCCGTCGCCTTAGGCCCTGCTACTACGACGATGAACTAGAAACATTTCGCCAGGTCAGCCCATCCAGTTGGTCTGCAGTGGTCTATCTTCCGCCGACCGATCCGCAGATGTTTCATGCCAGACTCTCGCGTTTCCACAACACCTTTTTCCCGACCGGCCCAGTCATATTTAATGAGATGAGTGGCCAGAATGAATGGGAGAAAGCCTACGAGGTGGGCATGAAAAAGCGATACAACTATCACGATTGATGCAACTACCTTTCTCCCAGGAAGAACTCGATGAATTCGTCACCCCTGAGGGAGAGGTTTTCTATTCGTTCAGGTCCATTGTTTATGACTCATGGCTGATCTGGAGTGATGCTCTGCCAGATGTCCAAGACCAACGCCAAGGGCTAACTCAAGACACTTATGACAATATCATTTGCTTGGCTGATTCACTCCACGGGTTTCATCAGTCGCTACCTGACTACCGATCCCTACGTGAAACCCCGTTCCGAGTCACACGATGGTGGGATCCCACTGAACGTGACGAACGATGGAATGAGGGACGTGCGGCTCTGTTCTCCATCAAGGAGTACACCGCCACCGATCTAGTCCGCATGATTCAGAAGAAAACAGATCTTGCGGTCAGACCTGTATCCAAGAGATACGTCGAAGCCTATTTGCCTGATGAGTGATCTCTACTGGATCTATAGCTTCTTGCAAGCGTTTTTTAGCACTGTGATTGTTGGCTGCTCACAGCCCACAAATTTTGAACATTGCTTCCCAGTGCACAAGTGGTTTGTTCCCTGGGTGCATGATGCGATCCACCTTGTAGAAGATGGCGCCTATCACAACGAACGAAAGTACTTAGAAGAACTTGAGGAACGCAAGTACTTAGAAGAACTTGACAAGTCACATCAGTGACTCTTCTTCTCCTAAGCCAAACTGAGCGTCAATCATCCGCTGGCGCTCATCAGGATCATATTGCCTAGCAATAAATCCTTCTCTCTTAGCTCCGAACCGACCGGTGCCCTCTTCGTCAAAGACTCTCCTCAGGTCCCTCTGCCTCGTCTGTCGTTGCTGAATTGTGCGCATGCCGGCGTCTGTCCTTGAGTTGTCCAGACTCTTGCGGCCCCCGGTGCTGCCACCGTAGTTTTCGGACTGCCTACGAACCTTATTGATATTGGAAACATATCGACGCACTAAATCATCAGCCTTCTTTGAGGCTGAATTACTTGCGCGAGTTCCGTCATAGAACCGCATACCCGAATATCGCCTATCCATCCACTCTTATTGGCCAGCCCATCTATCCTAGTTCTAATGGCAAAATAGCTTTGGCGAAGACACGCTTCGACCTCGTTCCCTTTGCAGCAGTGGGAGAGATCGCGGACGTTCTTGCCTATGGCGCTGATAAATACGAAGCCAATAATTGGGCACGCGGAACCAACTGGGGCCGATACTTCGCAGCACTTTGCCGGCATATCTTTGCCTGGTGGGGTGGCGAAGACAAGGATCCCGAGACTGGCTTCAGCCATCTGGCACATGCTGGATGCTGCCTGCTTTTCCTGATGGAATATCAGCGCAATGGCTACGGCACAGATGACCGATTCACTGGGCCTGATGGCTCAACCTTCACCAAGCACGACGGCATCGACACCCAGGTTTGCGACCCCACCGGATGCCGCACCGTAAAGCTCAGCCCGCGTGAGCTCTACGACGACGACGACGGTTACTGCGATATTTAGCCTTCCAGACCGAACTGGTTGTTGAGAGCAGACATGCGCTCACTCAGCGAGGCCAGTTGATCATTGATCTTTTGGTTCATCGTCGCAGAAGTTTCTGAACGATCACCAAAGGCAGCAGCTTGACGCGCCTGAAGTTGCTGAGCCTGCTGAACTTGCAGTCGCTGAGCTTCTTTCTGTGCCTCGATCTGCGCGACTTGCTGAAAGGCTCCTTGCACTTCAGCACGGCTGATCAGTTCAGGCAGTGCCTGCTCGATTAGATCGACTCTCTTGCTGAGCTTGCCGCTCCTAATCGCTACAGCAAGACCCTGGCCAGAGAGGACTCCGATCAGGGCAGCCAATGCACCAATCGCTACGGATCCCATGAAATGCAAATGCACTTCTGGGAATGTATCCACTCAGCGGAAAAATAGCTTTGTGAGGTTTTTCATCGCAATATCCAGAGGTCCGTCTTCACCGGTTATTTGAGATGCCATTCGTGTGCGAGTAGGAGTCACGTCAGACGAGTTCTCTACCGGGGGCGGAGTCGTAGGCCCTCCGCTCATTTGCGTCGTGTCACCAAGAGACTGCCCAAGCCCTGCCTCAATCGTTGCTTTGCCTGTCCTGTAAAGATCGCCGCCAGGCAACATTCGCTTGGCAGCTGCATCTGAGTTGGTACCGAAGCTATCAGTTCCTGACTGGTATGGATTGCCTACGAGGACTGTTCTATACAGAGCAGTTGCATCGTGCTTGCCCGGTGTAAATCCCCGTTGAAGAAAATACCTCTCTACATATGGCATTTGCTGTGCGATGGTCATCGGCCCGTCCGGCAAGCCAACTTCTTTCCTTGCTCCTGGGCCGAATTGGATGAGCCCCCTGTAATTGTTACCAGCCCCGCCAATAACGTTTGGGTCGAACCCCGACTCAAGCTGGATCAGCCCACCGAAAGTGCCAGGGTCAACTTGCAGCCTGTTAGCCGTGCTGACAATCGCCTGCGCGTCTTCTCTACTAATGTTCATCCGTACCTAAAACAATTTCGTCCATATCTATCTCCATTGTCGCATTTTCGTAGAGCGACTTCATGTAATCAATCGTCTCTTCTTCTGTCGGCTCATAGCCAAAGATCTGTTCCAGATCTTCTAGGCTTTCCGGTGCTGCAGGAGATCGAGCTTCATCCAGCCTGAAGGACAGCCCAGCCTCCCGACTGAACTGCAGGAATGTTGCTTTCAACTGAAAGCGAACTTCCCAAGACGCCAGTAAGGCTTCGATGAGTTCCTCCCGATCGAGTTCCTGTGCCTCGAGCTCTACTCGTCGAAGGATGAACTGCTGCTCTTCCGTCAGTCTCTCCATAACACGCCTCTCCAATAGTCCAGTGAGTAGCAGCGGGTTGAATCCACGCGGCTATTTTTTTCGCACGCTCGGGACAGAAAAAGTCAGTTCTCTCCCACCAATCTAGATAGTTCCGGACAGACCCTTTATCGTGATTACACCTTTTACAGGCAGGAACCATGTTCTGCCTGGCCCAGCGATCACCACCCCATCGCCTGGGAATTACATGATCAAGGGTCATCTCTAATAAATCCCCTTGTTCATCGTGTGATCTACCGCAGTATGCGCAACATCCCCATTCGTCTTTAATGCTTTGCCTGAAGCGCCGAACCGCTGCTCGTGGCTGAAGGTCGGCAAGAGTGATTAGATACCACTCAGGATGCTCCGGCGTCATAAGCCATCTTCAGTTTGAAGACACGCTAATTACGTTCGGTAGGGAACAAAAACGTCAAGCTCCGGCTCTTTCTTAGCCTTGGAGCTTGTGATGAATTCTGCGAGGCGGCCGTACGCAAGCGCCTCGAGAGCCGGCTCACTTCGCTAAAAAGGCCGACGCCGGAACAATAGCCCTGAGTCGGGCGAAATGCAAGACATAAAAAAAGCCCCCCTGCTGTGTGAGAACCAGGGAGGCTTTGGATTTGGCTACAGATCAGAAGTCGTAGCGAAGACCGGTCTTAATTCCGTATCCGGTATCCGAATCCGAGGTCAAAAAGCTGACCTCTCCGTATGCACTGAGCGTTTCAGAAATGGCGATAGATGCGCCTGCCTTTCCGCTGAATTGCGTGTCGGCATCGCCAGATGAGGGCTGCACGATGGCAGGTCCGATCTGAGCGTATCCAGTGACGCCCTCGCCAAGAGCGCCATCGATGCCAATGTGCAGCTCGTTAATTGCTGAGTGGTCCGATCCGGCGAAACCATCGTTCCGCTCGAAATTTGCGTAGGGGCCTGCCAGTGCGGGGCCGGACAGAGCGAGTGTTGCAGCGGTTGCTGCGATGGCCTTAAGAATCATGCTGTTGAAAGAATCAGCACGCAAAGACTAGAGACTGTCTTTCAGCTTGCAACCTGTGGCACGCAGAACAGTGGTCGCTACGTTCAGCGCCACATCAGACGAACTGCATGCCACGTCCTGCAACACCGGCCTGCCAGCGCATGGTCACACCCGCAGAGGCGTGCCAAATCCTTGGGATTTCTGAGACCACACTGAAGCGCTGGCGGCACAGCGACAGGCTTATGCGTGGCGTGCACTACGTCCAGTACGGACCAAAGACGATTCGATATGACGCTGACTGGCTCAAGCGCTTCAGGGCCACGGGTGGGCGCGGCTCACACAAGCTTGATGTTGCTAATCACCTGAAGTCAATGAAGCGATCAGCTCCATAGCCAGCTTTTGCTTTTCGGACGAGGAGAGGTTCTTGACCAGATCATCGACACCAGCCACTCTCTTGACCTTGTCCTGCTGCGGGAAGCTCAGCACGCCGGAGTAGTGGTTTCTCATCGTGGTTTCTTTATCCCCAATCCAATAAGCGATCTGCCGCTGGCTGTACTCACCAATGCGGCACATCATGCTGACGTAGGTGTGGCGCAGGTTGTACGGACGGCGATAGCGAACACCGGCCTCAGCGCATGCCCGCATGAAGTACCTGCGGAAGTTGTGCCAGTCATAAGGCAGCCGGAAGTCATCGCCTGCCCCTGGCCCCTGGAACACAAGACGCTTACGCCACTCCTGGTTCGCCATGCAGGCGAGCTTCCTGGGCATCAGCGACTCAACCGCCTTCTTGAACAGGTTTTCAAAGCCCGGAACAAAGGTGTTGAGCTCAGGCTGGTGCTCCGTACCGTTCTTGACGCGCTTGAACCTTTTCTCGGGGTCGAGGTGCAAACGGTGCTTCTTAAAAACAGCTAGCTCAAACAAGACTGGGTCTCCTGTTAAGACAAATTCCTGAGCTCGAGGAACGTGGTAGCCGAGCTGGTGCCCTTCCCAAAGACCCAGGATGTGATCCCAGCGCAGGGCTAACACTTCATTGGGCCTTGCACCAGTCGCAAGCAAAATTGCGAACAGAGGGAAGTAAGGCTTCAGATAGTCATTCCTAAGGAATGCCTTACACAACGCCTCAGCTTCGGGTGGCGTGAAAGGCTGCGCTCGAGAATTCTCATCGCCGACCTTCATGTCTTCGATGATTATGTCGACCTGCTTGCGCTCGGTATTGATCGGGTTGCCGCGACCTTCGCTGTCCTGAACGCCCCAGTGAATCCCCGGCCGAACACCTGAGGACTTTGGCTTTTTACTGGCTCGACTCAGCGCGGCCGACAACAGTGCATAGACACCACGCAAAGTGCTGTACTTAAAACCCTCAGCAATCCACGCCTGTGTCATTTGCATGGCGATGTCTTCATCCAGGTCGCTGCATTCGACATGCCCAAAAACTTCACCGTTCTTGCTGCGCATAGCCAGCAACTTGAAAGCTTGATCGCCGTAAGTATCTTTCTGGTTCTCGGAACCAAGAGCCTGCTGGATATGCCAACGCAGGGCAAATCCAAGCGTGCCGAATGGATACGTCTTTGAAACCTTGGGCCGATTGATGTGATCAGTCCTTAGCTCCCCCATCCAATACCCGTCCTGCATGCCTTCGAGGATTCCCTGGAAGGTCATGAACTTCTCGGGGTACTGCTTAAGGAACGCCAGCGCATCCTCTTTGCTGGTGATATCCCTCGGGCAGTTGATACCAAGGCTCTGGCAAACGATCGAACGATCTCGTGAGTAGTCCCTCGCCCGGATACGAAAGCCACGGTTGTTGCTTTCAACCTCGATAGCAAGCGAACGCTTACGTCCATTACGTGGCGGCAAGTCGACCTTGTGAATTACTCCTGCAGCAGGTGCCATGAGCGTCGTCCAGTTAGGTGCAATCACCTCCACCGGTTTGACCTTGTCCGATAGCCCCATGACCCCGAAATCGAAGGAACGGGGGGCGGTAGTCAGTGGTGGAAGTTGACCGGAGATGACCCGATTTGACCGGATCTTTTCTACCAGTGAACCTTTGAGAACCCTTGCAATGACTGAAATTTAGCGACTGTGCGCGTAAAATGCCATTTTAGTGACACCCCAGTCAGGGCAACGGATCTCAGAGGCTTCTACCAGTTTCTACCAGTTGACACTTAAGGAGTCAAGTCACTGCAAACAACCCCTGGCTCGGCTCAGGGGTGCCGTTGTATAGTCGACCGGTGCTTACGAGCACACCCGGAAGGGGCCTTGGCACAGTTGGTAGCGCGCCTGCATGGCATGCAGGAGGACAGGAGTTCGAATCTCCTAGGCTCCATTTCAAGACCACGGCCAGGAGAGTTCGACGTCTCCTCGCCATACGTCTTCATCGATAGGCGTCTCTGCAACGTGCCTACGAAAGCTCTCCTTCAGTTCCTCGAGGGAGCAGCCAACGTCTGCTGCGGCATGGGCGACGTTCGACTTGCCACGGAAGCAGAGGTCAATTGCCTCCTCCTGGGTAAGGCGGGCCATCAAAAGCAACGATTACAAGTCCAGCGAAACAAAGCGGCACTGCCCACGACAGCAGCCAGATCATCTGAACGCTGACCAAGCGACAACGACAAAAGCGAGCCAACCAACCAGCGCCAGATAAGCCATCAGTAACGGTCGGGCATCAACTGTTGGATCAGAAATTCAAGCCTCTTGCGATCTTCACGAGGCATCAACGGGCCTTCGACTTCTGCGCGTTTCATCAAATCGTGCAGCTCTGAACTGTCTTGACTCATTCGTTGAGCTTTGTCCTATTAAACGTAACTAGCGCTGTAGTTTCTTGTGCGCTTTATCTGCCTTCTTGATGAGTTTTTGAGCCTCCTTTCTAGACTCGCAGGCATCAGCAAGGATGGCTAAATTCAGCAGCTTTTTATGCTGTTTAGCTGGATTCATAGCTACATGATTGATTGCCCCACATAAATACGATTTACGTCCTTGATATTGTTTCGACGCGCAAGCTCTTCAATTGAGGTTCCCAACCGGGCGGCAATCTCGCTCAACGTGTCACCGCTCTTGACCATGTAAGGCTGAGGCTTGGATTGCGGCAGCTCTGGCTGATCGAAGGTGATGTCATGGCTGGCTGAGCCATGTTTCATCGAGTCAGCGAGCAGCGCTTCGACTGGCTTGTAGAACGAGCCCTTGATGTTGCCGGCTTGGAGCTGACGCCTACCTTCGTCCAAGGCCTGACTTGCCGTCACGTTGGTGTCATATGGGCTGACCAGTCGTATAGGCCGTCCGGCTTCGTCGTACTCGAAAGCATTCCGACTTACGTTGCCAAAGGTGTACTTGGCACCTACTCCGCCGGGCGTGCGGTCGTAGTCTTCATATTTAATAACTGGATCATTCGGATCGCGCTGGTTCGCGTTCTCCATAGCCCTAAGCAGGCCTTGCTTCATCTCATCCGAGACCTCCCTGTCGACCCGATTCTTACCGCTGTAATTATCAAAAATTGCAGGGACAGCCTCCCCTGCTGCCATGTAGGCCCCTTTCAAGAAGTCAAGCTTGTCGCCCAGCACGTCGCCAGCAAAGCGCTCGACTGACTTGCCGACAGGATTGAGGATTGATAATAGGTTCATTATTACCAGGAGTAGTTACAGGACCAGTAGCCAGGAGTTGTCTTGTCTTTCTTCTCATCGCAATTGTGGCGAGCTTTAAATGACCGTCTTCGCTCGGCATCACCGTGGCCGGAACCTTTCTTGCCGCCCTCGGAATGGTGCTCCATGTTCGGGTCACCAAAGCGAACGATCTTGTGTTTGCCGTTCTTGTCCTTGACCAGGACAGCGAACTTCTTGGATTTGCCAGGTGTTTTCTTCGGCTTATTTAGCCCACTAAAGACCTCTCCGGCATAGCGGATCTTCTTCTTGCTCATGACCGCATGTCCTCCATCAGAGATGTAAGACGCAGTGCTTGGTTCTTGTGCTTGTCAGAAGCGCCATGCAACTGCTTGATGACGTCGCCCATCTCACTACTCACGCTTGGATCAACGTCCTTCTGCTCCTTTTCGCTGGTGATCGGCCCGCCATGGACCCAGGCATCACAGGTTCGAGCGCCAGCACACTTGAAATGGAACAGCTGGCAGTAGCCGAGATTCGCAGCGCTCGTCATCACGGCTGGATCGGTCGGCCCCTGGGCGTTGATCCCCTGCTGAATGCAGAACATGATGTTGCCGGTCTGGTCAAAAACAGCGCAGTTAGCGCATCGAGCTGTCTTAGCCGTTTCGACATCCGTATTCCAAAGCTGAGCCTTCTGCTCCCAGAAGCCATCGTCAGGAGCATCTGGATTCAGAGGGCCGTAGCCAAAGTTCCGGATCGTCCAGTCACGGTTCTTGGTGTTCTCCTCGACGTCCTTGGTGGCTGTCGGGCACTCGAGAGCCTTGCCGGCAAAACGCTTTTCGTCGCTCATGATTTACTCCTGTAAGAAGTAGCCCGCTTGCGTGCTTCGGCAGCGGCCTTGGTGTTCTTGACCTGGTGGCCAACAGGCTTGTCACCGGCAGCCTTCTTCTTGTCGTCAGTCGCCTTGCGCTCTTCTTTGGACATCGAGGCCCAAGCGGCTTTCGGGAGGTACCGCTCGGTCCGGCCTTTCTCTCTTGCTCGATCAGCCATTAGAAACTCACCCCTACGGTGTCAAGAGAGATAGGTGGCACCAAATTTGGATTGGCGATGTATCTCAGCTGAGCGTTGGCTAGCCGTTGTTTCGCCTCTGGTGTCAAAAGATATTCAGGCCCTTGTCCAACATCGACGTATTCGTAGTCCGGATGATTAGATAGCGCTTCTCGCAAGGCACGCAGCTCTAACTCATCTTCTGCAATCTCCTCAGGCGATGGATTTTCAACCATGCCGTATCGGTCATAGCCGAGATCCTCGTCTGACAGATACATAGGTCGGCCTTGCGCGTCACGGCCACCTCTGTCTTCAGCCAATAGCCGAAGCACGTCAACATCACCAGCCATTCGTCTAGCCATGAAGTTCCTCCTCCTCGAACAGAGGGCACGGCTCCTCAAAGAGCATGGCGTTCCTCATCTCACGAACGCGGGCCAGAAGTTCCTCGAAGTCCTGCTCTGTCATTGTCAAAAAGACATTGGTGGGAACCGAAGACTGTCGCCCGGGTAGCCCGACTCACGGTTCAGTCGTTCCACCATCGACATGCCGTCTTGAAAGTTGTCGCCCAGTCCTTGCCCAGTGATCAACTGGGATAAGGAGTTTGGAACTGCCGTAGCCAACGAACCAGCATTGAGAGCAATATCCGCTGGAGAACCTCCTTTGATGGCAGTCGCGGCGCCCCTATAAACAGGCCCTTTCATCAAAAGATCCAGCAGAGCTTTGCCTGCCATCCGCATAGTGCCAGTAGAAGATTTCTCTGGCATTCCACGCATGCTTTGACGAGCAGAGTCTGTTCTCTGCTGTCTTGCCATTTCTTGATACAGGGCTTCAGTCATTTTTTCTTTTCGTATTCCTCGCGGGTCTGCCAATCCTCTTTGCTCCACTTAGAGAGCTTGTTGTCTTTGGACTTCTTGCCTTCGTACGTCCCCCCGGCCTCCTTGTAGTAGCGGGTGGCGAGCTGCATGGCTCGAGCCGAGTGGCCGCCCATCTTCTTGCGAGCCCGGGCTTTGGCCTCAGCCCACTTCTTAGGGTCGCGTTTTTTCGCAGTTCCGTCAGACATTTACTTAAAACGGATAGCGCTTCATAACTTCGGCTTGATCTTCTGGAGACATATCTCTAGGCAAGCCGTATTCGTTCATATCCCCAAAGCCAGGAGTCATGCCGCTGTCCATGCGACTCTTTTGGTCTGCAACGATCCGGCCGTATGGACCCATATCAAGTCCGAGACCGGGAGCCATGCCACCAAAAAATTCACGGACCTCGCCTGGTGTCATCCGCTTGGGCTCATTGCGAATTTCAAGCGTTCTAAGTTCGCCCCCATCACGCTCAGGCACGTATTCCAGTGCCTTGAGAACGGCCCTAGTGAAACCATCAGCAATGCGCTGATCCATGCCCTCGTCTTGGGGCATGCCCTGAGCAGCGCGTCCCATATAAAGGACAACGTCAGGGTCAAGGTCCAAGCCTTCACCAGCACGGCGAGTAAACATTAAATAGGACCAACTTTATTAAGTAGATTCTAGAGTTTTTCACTATTCAATCCTTGCTCCAATACGGGCCTTAGATGCTCTGCTATTGGATAGTGACGCAGCAGTGCCCTGGCCTCGCGCCTGACTTCACGCGGAATTCTCGGCGTTTCTTTTGTATTGATCAAACGCAGTAAAAAATCTCGAGTAGCCACCACAGCAGTGACCTGCTGCGATGGGCTCGAGATCATCCGCCGAGGGCGTTCAGTCGACATAGACACTGACCGTGTCCATGGTTTCGTGAAAACATGCGACCTGCTCATCGACCGCCTCTTTACCGATCTCTTCGCAGTGCTGCTGGTATAGGCCTGTGAAAGTACCGAGCAGACCAGGCTCGGCTTCATCCCTCTTGTAGAGCTTGTACAAGTAGTCCATGTAGTCAGCCCTGTTCTGGTCCTGCTGGCACTGGGGAGACGTTCGCATCACTGGTTTCTTGCGCTCCGCAAGCCTAGGCAGTCACAAAGCGAGATCAAGCTTGCATCGCCAAAAATCATTGCCAAAATGACTGAAGCCACGACAGCAGCATGCAGAAGCCCAGCAAGGACGAGATTGAGCAATACTTCAAGACGTGGTGGCTGGACAACTATCTGGTTCCTTTGAATAAGAGTCCTATGGGAGTTGTCGATTTCATCAGTGCTTTCTACGACGAATACTGCACTGAATCTGCCGATAAATAGGATTCTTAGAATTTGGGGGATCGGAGATCCCCCTTATGAGTAGCGAAACACTTGCACTGATTGCAATCATTGTCGCTGCGGCATCTGAGTGCATTGCACTGAACCCGAAGCTGCGCAGCAATAGCGTCATCCAGCTTTTGATGGCTGGCCTTAGCTCTGCATTCCCCAAGAAAAAATGAACCTCCCAACCCTTAAGAAGGATGGGGAGGCGGCCCCAAAGAAGAAAGACGAGAACAAGTTTGAATGGCATGACGAGGGTGTTTCAACCCTGGTCCGCATCGTCATCCTCGGCTGGTCAGGGGCGATCCTGACACTGAACTATGTATCGATCCCTGGACTTGAACAGCGCCAGATCGATCCAACTTTCATCGCCAGCGTGTTTACCGGCTGTCTCGCCAGTTTTAACATCCAGACCTCAAAGAAAAAGGAGGAAAAGGAGGATAACAATCAGAAGAAGGTAGCCGACCAAATCGATTCTCCCAAATGAAAAAGCTTCTTAGCGCGCTCGTAATCGCTTCGGCGTTCGCTGCGCCGGCACAAGCAGACATCATCCACCGTATTTCTAGCTCAGTACAGCTATCGGTTGACGCTGCTGCATCTAACGCCACAAGAGTTCCTTCGGTCTACTCAGTAAGTGGATCGAACTTAAACACTACAGATGGCAACACATCTGGGAACATCGGTCGCCTTGCAGCATTTTCTGCTGGTACAGCTCCGGGTTTTACTGGCACAACAGCCAGCGTAAAAGTTGCTGGCGAAGACTTTAGTTTTACTGAGTCTTATATCGAAGGAGACAAGCCTCATGCCGGTAGTTCCGTTGCGTCTGGCGTGATTGGGACCCTCCCCGTTCTGGGATCGACGGTCACCAGCGCGGGCGGAGTGGCCTCAACCTTGGCAGGCACTGTGGGCACTGACGGTGCAGTCACCATCACTGCAGGGGGCGCAGGCACAACTGCTACAGCACAACACGTTTCGGAGCTAAGTATTTTCAACTGATGAAGCGCAGCATCACATTTCACGGCGACAACGGAATCGAATCCTTTGATTGCCCTGAAGAAGAATATATTCTCGACGCGGCCGAAGACGCCGGCATTGCCCTGCCCTATTCTTGCAGGGCTGGCGCTTGTTGCTCCTGTGCGGCCAAGATAATTGCCGGCGAAGTCGATCAAAGCGATCAATCCTTCCTAGACGATGATCAGATCGAGGCGGGCTACGTGCTTTTGTGCGTGGCCTACCCAAAGACTGACTTGGTCGTTAAGCCTGGCGTCGAGGACGAGTTGTACTGAACTGGGGTTAACCAGTGAAACACCTGTTATTTATTGGCGCTCTCCTGTTGTTTGCAGGTAGAGCGCATTCGGTCCCCGTGGTTCCCTCGTTCAGCATGGGGAAAATGACAACAAGGACCGAAACCACCCAGGAGACAACTGAGCTGATTCGCTCGGTAGATTACAACACAGGTTGGTCATACGCAGTCTCTGGAACTGGGGTCGAACCGAGCAGCGGAGATGTCTCTGTAAGCTCGCAATCTTCCTCCTTCCAGATTGACTCAGACACACAGGCTGGATGGACGCAACTCAACATGAGCAACAAGCCCACATGGAGACAAACGACTCCAGGGGCAAGTTTCAGCTTCGTCGAGTCATACACAGGCCCTGGCGTATCCAACGTGACGACAATCGACCGCAAGGTGACAACAAGAAGCATCACCGATACCACAAGTATCTTTCAGCGCTGATTGGACTTTCCGCTCTTGGTTCTCCTGCTTTTGCTGATTCCGTTGGTGGCGTTAGCGCAACTGCTAACCCAATTGCGCAGAGCAGCTCGAGCGTCTCAAACCAGGCAGTCCAAATTTTACAGGGACCTTATATCCAATCGGCGGTAACGTCTGGCGTCCAGTGCCAAGGACCGACATTCAATCTGACTCCATTTGTGACATACAGCAACTCCTGGCAGCTGCCGTATGAGCCCATGTATTTGGAGCCTGTCTACGACACAATTGATATTGAAGGTGGGCCGCTCGACGAGAACGGACTGCCGACCCCTGACGGCATTCCTGACAACGGCTGGGGTTCGGTCGCCTTTCAGAAACCAGTTCGCACGGCTCAGAAAGACAACTACTCCTGGAACGCTGGCATCAGCGCCACCATCTCCATCCCCCTGGACGGCGGGATTCAGGAGCGCTGCAAGGCAGCCATGACGACGCAGAACCGAATCCAGATGCAGATTCTGCGCAACAAAGAATTGGATTTTGCGATTGCCAAATTGCGTCATTGCGGGCAGCTCGCCCAGGAAGGAATTCGATACGCCCCGCACAGCCGCTTCTATCACGTCTGCTCTGACGTGATCATCGAACCAAAACATGTGACGATGACACCGCATGTCCACGAGGTGACGATCACCCCATCAGATCTCGGGCTTGACGGAGTACTCGGTTCCTCGAGCGCTGAGCAAGAACCCTCTGCCGAACAGATCGAATAGGCACCGGCTTGCCAAGCATCTTCTTGATCTTGGCAATGATCTTCTTGATCGCCGGTTTGATCAGCTTCAGAAGCCAGTTGGCAATTGGCTTAGCCAACAGAGCTGACACCGTGGCAACCGTTGCAATTGCTGCAGTGGTTGTCGCGGCTTCTAGGGGCGGCAGATATTTGCCCCCGATCGTGAACTCCTGGGGCTCAGGCCTGACGATCGTTATGCACTCGCCATCACGGAGGATCTCGTCCTCTTCACACTGTGGCTTGGTCTTGAAAACACTGCTCTCGGTAGCAGCAGGAATGATCTGTCTGCTCTCGGGCTTCTTGACAGGAGGAGTGAGCGGCTCAGCCTTTGCCGCTGTATCTCCGAACTTGGGGACTGCAGGGGGGTTGTCTTTCTGCCATAAGTGCGGCTGGTAAGACATCGGGTCAAACGCCGGCATGCCTGCATCGCAAAAAATCCGCACCTGAGCCGGATCATTTGTCGTCAGCTCTGTCTGCAGATCGGAGTCAAGATGCGCTTCTACGCATCCAGGGATTTGAACAACAGGCAATGCCATGCTCACCCCAGGGGGCAGGCTTGGCATCAAAAGCTCACGCCTTACTGGCGGCATATAGATCCCGACATCCGGAATGCTGACTCCAGCAACTCCGATATCGGGTATCTGCATCAGAAGATAGGCAGACCTGATTCGACTGTTGCCGTATCAGGAATCAATTCTTTCTGAGATTCAAGCAGATTGCTTTCAAGCCCTTTGAGGTCTTTCTGAATGAAGTCGTACTCTTCAGTCAAACGTTCTTCCATCTGCAGACCAATTTCACTCTTCAGGAATTCAAACTTTCCTGCAAAAGTTTTATAGGCCATAAATACAAGAAAGTTGAGGGCAAGCAAATTGCCCACAACGACTCCTTTGAATATCAGCTTCAACATCAGACGTTGACTGCATATTGGATGACGACCAAGCCGGTACCACCGGCACCCATAGAGCCGTGGGTGTAGTTCTCGCCGGAGTTCTCATTGCGGTCATACCCGCAGCCACCACCACCGCCAGCACAACCACCATTTCCAGGAACTCCATACTGGGGAGCACCGCCTCCGCCGCCAAGGACACCGCCGTTACCGGCCGTAATCCAGGAATTATTTGTGCTGCTGCTGTAGCAGGCACTAGATCCACCACCAGCTCCAGGACCGCCGCAACCGCCGTTTATTGAGACCCTGCCGCCACCGTCATGGCATGCAGTAGCACCGCCTCCGCCTCCGCCTCCTAAAAGGATTTGGTTCGGCATCCAAATTGCACCGCCCTTACCGTCCTCGCCTCCGTCTTTGTCATAGCAGTCGTTGCTATACGAAGTGGCATGGCCGCCTGCCCCGCCTGCGCCCATGAGGCCGGCGCCGCCGGCGCCGCCGTAAGCATAATTGTTTGACGAGCTTTTAGGCTTATATGATGGGCCTGCCGTTCCAGCACCGCCACAGCCGTTGTAGTGTACGGCGCCGTCTCCTTCATAGTGAATGGAAGCACCGCTTCCGCAGGAATAACTGGACGTAGGAACGCCCCCTTTTTTCCCATCGTGAGCACCAGACGGTGGCGGCGCTGAGGCTCCACCTCCGCCCTCACCATTGCTGGAGCCGATTCCGTTTCCAGGACCACCCCTGCCGCCACGCCGGTTCACAATGTTGCCGCCGATTCCAATACCGCCTTGTCCGTAAACTCCTTGTTGTGGATTAGAACTTTCCCCAGTTGAGTTGGGATTACCAGGTGGATTGGTAGTCATGTTACCGGAGTTTCCTCCAGTAGCTGAAACAGTCGTAATGCCAGCGCCGGCAAAGGATGAAGTACCTGCCCGGTGAGTGTATTGAACCCCGGGGTGGCCGACAGTGACGGTGTAACTTTGCCCTGCTACAGGAGTGAACTCGCTAATAGCGAGTCCACCACCGCCACCGCCGTGGGATTGGCCACTGCTGCCGCTATTGCCACTGCAACCGCCGCCGCCCCATACAGACACACGCATGGGCACTGAGTCGTTGACATCAGAAGGGCATACCCAGGTGAAGGTACCGTTTGTAGTCCCCCAACCGCCGCAATTCCCGTTGCCACTCAGTTGGCAGAAAATTTCAATTTTGTTACGTGGACCTGGGTCAGAATACGGAGTACCGTTTGCCATGATTCGCCCTAATAAGTGTCAGTTACTCAGTTACCAAGAATTGCGTCTGCAGATGATTGACTGATGATTGACGCTGTCACAAAAGCGGCAATATCAGCCTGACCCCCTGTTGAGGAAACATCTACTTTGCCTGTCTTTTCGAGCATATTCATGAAATCCTCGAAATCTGCATTGGAAGAGCTAGCAGCGGTGAAGCCTTGACGCTCTGCACGAGTGCAATAGGACAGAAACTCAGATTCAGTCAGAACGCGTGGATCCGCCGGGGCGGTAGTTTCCGAAACAGGTCGAACGACAAAATCACCATCTTCGTTCTTGTAATAAGAACCATCGACATGGTCCGGAATAGATTCGAACAATGCCGCATAAGTATCTGGGTAGATAATCGTTGGATCCATTTCGACGATGTCAATAAGAACACCGTCAAGCACGTAACACCACTTAGCCATTAGAAATTAGATGGTAATTTTGTACTGAATAAAGATGAGGCCCGCACCGCCATTTCCTTGCCCGTAAGTCGGGTCTTGGTCATATCCAGCAGCGCCTCCACCGCCCGCATTACCGCCCGTACCCGGGCATCCGTACTGAGCTGCACCGCCTCCGCCGCCAAGGACGCCGCCGTTACCGGCGACAAGGCGACTGTGGTTTGTGCTGTCTTGGTATGAACTCATGCCGCCACCGCCCGCTCCGGGGCCACCGCAACCAGCGTTCGCGCCAGCCCTCTCAGAAGAGTGATAGTTAGCAGCGCTGCCGCCTCCTCCACCGCCGCCAAGGAAGATCATGTTGGGCGCCCAGATGGCAGATCCCTGCCCATCACCAGCGCATTGCGTAGCAATGGCGTTGTTTGAGTAGGAATTGGTTGAAGCACCTTTACCGCCTGAGCCATCCAGTCCTGCACCACCGGCACCGCCGTAGCTGTAGTTGCTGCCTTGGTCTTGACCAGACGTGCCAAGTCCAGCAGTGCCGGCACCGCCAACACTGCGATAGCTAGAACGGGGTTTAGTTCCTGGGTAGTGAATGGAAGCACCACTGCCTCCTGCATAGTTGCTGTACCAACCACCGGTATGACCATCACGCTGCCCAGAAGGAGCAGGTGCAGACCCACCGCCACCACCACCGCCAGAATTGCTGCTGTTATTGCCTTGTCCACCCTTGCCACCACGACGGTTGACAACGTTGCCGCCGTAACCGACACCACCTTGCCCGTAAGCGCTGCCTTGTGGATTAGAACTTTCCCCGGTTGAGTTGGGGTTGCCCGGCGGGTTGGCTTGCGATGTTCCAGATCTTCCGCCGTAGGCACCAAACGTCGTAATACTGGGGCCTGCGAAGGTTGAAGTTCCTCCAACCCCGTTGTAGGAATTACTCCCCTGGCCAATTGTGATGGTGTAGCCAGTGCTCGCCGCGAGAATCAACTCGCTAATTGCAAGGCCCCCGCCACCGCCGCCGTGACAATTACCGCTGCCGCCGCTATTACCACCACAGCCGCCTGCACCCCAGATATAAATTCTGGCGGCTACCGATTCATCAAAGCTGCTTGGGGTTGTCCAGGTGAAAGTGCCTGGAGATGCCCACATCTCGCACTGGTTGTACTTGCCAACGGCAGCACCACCGCCGCCACCGCTTGCGCTTCCGCCTCCGCCACCTGAAGGAAATCGTCTCGCCATAATGCGCCTCTTTCAGTTGGTACCTAAATCAAGACTCGAGGCCGTAGGCCACGAATGAAAGGCTTCCAGCGCCAGAGCCAACAATCAATCGTGCACCTGATTCAAGAGTCAGGCCAGTGCGCTCATACGCTGTATTAGCGCCGAGAGAGAAGTCGTACTCGATGTAATACTCAGTTGCGATTGCACCAGATGTCGCAGAAACGGATGCCGGGACAACCGCAATGCGGACCGTGTCAGCTGCTGCAGACTGGTTGCAGATCGACAGAATCAGAGTCGTGGTGGCCGTTGCGGTCACCAGTGCAGTGGATCCGTAGTTCGGAGCGCCACCACTGGGCTTTGACGCCCCCTTAATACCCGAAGCCATGAAGAATAAGCAATCTGTCGGGCAGATTGTCTGCCGCTTCTCTTAAGTATAAAGTTTCCTACGTGATCTCGTTCTCTCGTTCTACGTGACTTCGTAGATCAACCCTTGATTCGATACGTTGCTGCGGGCTCTGCCGGTTAACAGGATTGGCACGTTTTGCCTTTGCTTTTAGCTTGCTTAGTTGACGTGCTTTTAATGCCGCAGCTCGACGAAACATGGATCAAGCTTGACCAACAAAGAATGCGTAGTGGCGGTCTGCAGCGGAAGAAGTGTATGAACCTGCAATCAGACGAGTCCATTCAGCTGACTCTGGGGACGTACCAGGATCAGCGCTTGCATGGGATGTGTGATCAGACAGCGAAATATAGTGATTCAGATTGGGAGCAGTACCTGTCTGTACCAGGTCTCCCTTGAAATAAGCAGTGTTCTGAGCGTAAGCACCGCGATTGAAAGATCCAGCTGCGATCCGCTCCCAGTTACTGGAAAGATCGGTCAGGAAATTTGAAGCATGTGCCGTATGGTTTGTCGTGGATCGATAAACCTGGCCAAGATAAGTGACGGAATCGTCAACCTCATAGGCAGTACCACCAGTCCAAGCACCACGGTGCTTGAAGCCACGAATCAGAACCTCCCAGTTTGTCGTGTCCGCTGGGCTTGGAGCATTACCAGTGTTATTGGTCTTCGCCCGATAGACACCGCCGCCCTGGACGACAACTTCATCTACTTCATAAGCAGTGGAGCTATCCCAATCAGACTTCCAGCGGAATCCACCAACAACGACTTCCCAGTAAGAAGTGTCTGGAGGCTGTTGGTTGGTGTTATTGGCGGTAGCTCGGTAGACGCTGCCACCATGGACAACACTGTCGTCGACCTTATATGCAGTCGAAGAACTCCACTCTCCAAGGTGCTTATAGCCGCCAAGGAACTTCTCCCAATAGCTGCTATTAGGCGGTTCCTGTCCAGTTCCTCCGGCAGTCGCGCGCCAAACAGCGCCACCATGCAGGACAATATCGTTGACGGCATAAGCAGTTGTATTGCTCCAATTGCCACGGGACTTAAGCCCGTTGACCATCAACGCCCAATACGACGTGTTGGTGGGGTCATTGCCTTGCTCCGCAGTGACATTGATATAGGCGTAAACGTTGCCACCAAAGACAACGACGTCGTTGTATTCGTAAGTTGTGGAGGCGCTGTAATCGTTCCGGAATTGGAAACGGAGCTTACCAAGATCAATAATGGTGCTCATACGATCTCACAATTCAGGTGTCCGGGATTTGTTGTAGACCAGCTGAAGTTAATTAACTTGTCAGACCACAGAACGGCCTGCGGGTCTTCAATTTTGATTATAGAAAGGTCAGCCATTACAACCTCGGAGCCGCCAGCATTTCTAATGACGTCTAGGGCTCCAGTTGCGACGTTGAGCTTGAAAGAGTAAGAGACTCGTCCTCCAGGCTGCGGGAATTCGTCAACCCCTGGCTGAAGGACCTCTTTGATCAATTGAATAGACATTAGACGTCTTCGTAGATCGAAAGCCAAACAACAAACGTGTCTGTTGAACCGCCGTCAACAGTTGGCGCATCTGACTTCACAGCGTCTGCGGCCTCGAGGACCATTTTCTCCATGCCAGTCAGTCGCTTCTGCTCACCAGCAGCAATTCGCAATTCCTTTGCGATGAAGTAATCAGTACCCCCAGAACTGATGAATATGTCGCAGGGAAGTTCGTAGTCCGAAATGTTTGAGACAGTTAGCCCAGTAATTACGGAGGTCTTAGAAGCAGGAACGGTGTACACCGTCTCTGCAGAGGGGGCAGAGGAAGGACTACCGACTAATGCTTTGAATCTTTTAAATGTCGCCATTAACCAAAAGCAAGAATATCGGTAACAGTCAACGGCGACTGATCCGCAATTGTGACCCAGGCATTTGTGGTATCACCTACATACATGCTAAACACCTGCGTTGTAGGGGCAAACCAGATATCACCCGAATTCACACCAGTCGTAGGCTGCGCATCCTGAATAAAAAACTGTAGTTGGCACGGCACCCACTGAGCAGTGGCTGCAAGATATACCTTGAGGAAATGCTCGTTTGTGTCGTACCAGGTGCTGCCGTTTTGAGGGGTCGCTGGCGCAGTAGCCGAGACTGTCGTGGCACCTGCTGCGCTTGCGCCCCCGCCGACAGAAATCCAAGCCGTTCCGTCATACAACTGCATCTCATTAGATGCAGTGTTGTAGAACAAGTCGCCGTCAACGGCACTTCCTGTCGGAGGAGAAGTGCCACGACTTATGTTGCCACCACCGACGACGCGGTCAAATGACGGCATCTCCTGTGGATAGCCGTTAATAATGACAAGCGGATTTCTATTCATTACGGCCTAAAAAATGGTGAACGTGGCTGAACGTCAAAAGTCGTGGCCGAAAGCGCTTGCCCAATCAGTACGCTGTACACGCCGCCACTGCCTGGGGCGGTTTCGGTGTAGCTGCCAGCCGTATCTAAGAAGTAATCAAACCCAGGATTGAGACCTGAAAGACCGTCAAGCAATCCCCGAACAACAATTGTCACAGGGTTGTCAGCTGCGATCGATTCTTCAGCAAGCCCGATCACATTGGCTGCATCAAAGCTGGTGGTGTTTCCAGCTTTGTAGACCTTGCCATCAGATTTCTTGATATAGACAGCGTCGCCCTTAACTACAGATTCACCGCAAGTCATAGACAACGAAATCGACGTTTCGTCGGCATGGGTATGCGCTCCTCCGCCTCCGCCGCCACCACCGCTGGCAATTGCAGTCTTAAGGTCAATCAAAGCCTGGATAATTCCAGCCGTATTGGATGGATAAGAACTCACCGCGCCCCCTGAAGCTTCAATGCACGCAATGATTGCGGCAATGATGCCTGATGTGTTTTCTGCAAATCTTCCTCCGCGCAGAGGTGTTACTGACGGATTAAGAGGCTCAGTTGTCACAGTTAATATGCTGCCTCCAGCATCATTCTATTGAGAGCTACCGCACGATTTTTGGCAGATCAGGAGCATCAAGCTCGAGAAAGGACAAGATCGGGTAGTCAACTCCAGCTTTGGGGACAAAGGCTTGAAACTGCTGTGTTGATTGGTTGAAACACTTGAGGTTCTGACTACCTCGTTGGAGCCACCAGTCATTGTTTCTGCACCAACTAGGATTCGGCTCTTCGCGGTCATGCCACAGCATTGGACCTCCGAATGGCCTTATGTTTTCTCGGACATCTCCACCAGGGAAACACACGAGTCCTACTGATTCCGCAATCGACAAAATAAATCGATCCCAACTAAGTCTCTTATTTCTGAAGTACATCAAGAACTCATTCGGATCCATTGCCCTCTCGTAAGAGGTCATAAACTCCAACAGATCGCGCTCGGCCGCTGTGGGATAGTCGTCCGGCTCAAGCCAGGGCACCCCACAAGCCCATCTCTGAGCATGAATATGCTTGCAATCTCTACGTTCATCGCGTCTATTCGCAAGCGATCTCCATTGCCGGTAGTAACCGACACCTTGGCTTTCCCAAGCGTTAATGACGCTTCTGTTGGCGTTAGGTAAAGGGAATGTATCTAGGGTGGCGCCTTTCCTATCTACATAATCCAGGTTTGCTACAGCACCACCAAGGTGGTCTGGACAGCAACAAAAGAAAGAGTGCGACGAACACAGATACCTTGTTCCGTCATCCTTAAAGGTATAGGTAGGAATTTCTGGATCGTCGGGATCATATGGCTCACGCTTCCAATACACTCTCTTGTTTCGTTCAACCCTGCGATGCGGCCTGGATAAGTCAAAAGTCAGCGTCATCGAGCCGGTACTGACGCCAATCAAGGTCAGCGCGACACTCCCGACATCTTTTTCGACTAGATCATCAGGAAAGTTAGGGCCAGTAGCTGAGTCCTCGAATTGATCACCAATACAAACGTTGTAAATGGCTAGCTGACTGGCGTTGTAAATCCCACTGACGTCGTAGACAAGAGTGTGGTTGGCAGGGTCCGGATCAGTTTGATTAAGGGTTATCCGAGAAGACTCGATGGGATTAGGCAGCAGAAAGCTGCCTCTCACACGGGTTGCCACGAACCAAGCATTTTCCGAGCTAGTTGAACTCGGAAAGATTGTCACAACCTCTCGACTACCACGCGAATTGATCTCATCACTGAAGTTGGCAAGGTTGTTGAGAAATCTGGCATTGATATTCAGCTGCTGATCAGCCCAGCTTCTGCCCTTGCCGAAGTAATACTCCTGACCAAGCTTCCACCGCTTGTAATCAGATTCACGGTTATACGCTTCGACAATTGTTGGAAACTGGACGCCTCCGTACTCGCCGGCACCGGTTGTCGCATCGGGATAGATGCCTTTGGCCTTGGGTTTTATACCTCTGTTAATAGGAGGCAGGCCAAGGCCACGGCCAGGGTTACTGCCTAGTCCTTTCTTGGCCACGAATTAAAACTCTAGAAACGAGTTGCGTAATAGGAGCCCGTACCTTGCTGTACAGCTCGCTTGCTTGCATCTGCAGCGGCGCCCATTGTGTTGGACGAACCAGACAGCTGTTCAACGACTGGACCCTTCCGATTTAGGACGCTATCCGTCAAACCACCTTGGGCTCGCAAAATCTCGGCGACCTTGCCAATGTCTGATTTGTCAGAGCTGTAGCCAGTTCTGCCAGACGTGAGACTGCCCTGCATGTTGCCGCTTTGATTGGCGCCACCTGAAGTCGACCCACTGCGCACCGCACGCAGTTGCTGGCCTACAGCTTCTTCGCGATACCGGTCTGCTTCGGCCTGGAACTGATCAGCACGGGCACTTGCTTCGGTGAACTGCCGCTCGAGGTCGTCAGCTACATCCTGCACGCGTTCAGTCTCTTTAACCTGATCTTGGTATTGGCCCAGTGCAATGTTGTACTGATTGGTGAGATCACCAACCTGATTCACATAGTTATTGATTGAGTTATTCAGGTTTGAAATCTGACTTGTATACCCACCAATTTCACCTTCAAGATTTCGAATTCTGCTCTCGTAACCACTAGCAGCATCTTCAGCACGACGGTTGGATTGCGCGTCAGAGGCTAGGCCTGCGGCAACCATGTCTTGGGCACGAGTGCCGACACGACGGCCGGCAATCGCATTCTGAATTTCCTGGTTTGTGTAACCCGCCGCAATAGCGTCGTTGTAAGAGTGACGACCAAAGCCTAGCTTGTCATCATTCCAGGTCCGTGCAAACTGCTGCCAAATACCAGACATTGTTACCTAAAACGAGAAGCGTAATAACCGGAACCGCCGCCAGAGGCCAAGCCGCCACTTTGCGGACGACTGGATTGATAGTTGCGTGCATTCATTCTCGCAACTGCAGGACCCCTGTTGTTCATCATCCCACTTTCGGCAGGGACTGTTCTGTCTACTGAATATCCACCATCGCCTCTACCACCTGATGAATACGTTCCAGCGCCGTAAGAACCGTAGGAACTAGCAGATGAGCGGGTGCCGCCACCTGAAGCAAGACTGCCACCAGTGTATCTAGAGCTTTGGTTACTGCCTCCAGACGAAGCTCCGCCTCGAAGACCTGACAGGGAGGCGTCAGTGGCCCGACGATCGTAGATATCAAGGCGCTGATTGCTTTTATCGAGCTGACTTTGAATTCCCGTGTAGCGATCTTGCGCTTCAGTAAGCTCACCCTCTAAGCGCTCATTGTCACCTAAAGCGTCTTGGTATAGACCATAGTTTCGTGTTGACTGTACCTCAAAGTAATTACGTTCTCCTAAATACTTATCCCTTTCGCTCCTGGCTGTGTCCCGCTCATTGCGAAAAGTATTACGCTCGTTTCGGGCGTCATCGCGTTCACCCATATAGGTGTCACGCTCATCCTCAGCCTGAATCAGATCATCCGACAGCTGCTTGTTGTCATCTCGCAGACCCTGTCGATAATCGCTACTTGCGGGGTTGACGGCGATCTCTCTGATGATCTGGTCAGAAGACAGGCCGTGCTTGGAAGCGTGATCCGTCCAGCCCGCCAATTCTCCTGCCGAAGCCGATCGCCCTAAATAATCGGTATAGGCATTTTGAATGGGTTGGATATTATCTTTTTGCTTCGCCAGGGGATGATTTGCCAACCCCTGCTGAATTGTCTCGATACTGCCGCCATGAGTATTGACGTGGTCTACCCAGTTCGAGATTTCCTCCGTTTGAGGCTCCCGGCCTAGATGCTGCTTGTAAGCATCAACAATTTGCTGCTTATTTTCCGAGATTGATACCGGCATTTCTCTTAGAAGAATCCACCCTGGGCAAATACATGAACACGTGTCGAAGAGCTTGGGGCAGTCAGGGCTGCAGCCACTCCGACAAATAGCGTCGCTCCAGATGGCACGTAAAGGCCAGTGTTCTTCTTGTCTGTCTCGGTGACGCTTGAATCAGCCCCGAGGTTTGGGACTGGGATGCACAGCGGAGGAAGAGGGATGTTTGTCCGCTCACCAGCAGCAGACGAGCTGATCGTTGCACTTGCCACACACACAGTGTTTGCGGATGTGATCGAGGCTGAAGACCCAGCAATGCTTAGGAAAACCAATACAGGCTGAGGGTTCGTGCTTGCCTCGTTCGCGATCACCGAAATGCTGTCCACGACAGCACCGTCATTACTTAAGCAGTCCACCAACAAGGTGCAACCACCGCCACTTGGCGTATTGAAGTCAGTCGCCGTCAACAAGGCGCCAGCACCACCGACTGTCGCAAATGAATGCAGCGGCCGGTCAACCAGCAGCGGCATTTTATTAGAACTACTGGTTGCCAAAGTAAGTCTCCTACTAAATCAATTTTACAAAGACAAAATCAGTCTTTTGTTTCAGGCGCTGATTCATTTCGCCGAGGGCCAGAGCCAAAGCCACTCATACCCGTGTTCATTCCACGCGGAGGAGACATGCTCATGGGAGGACTCATCTCGCTGCCCGGGCCAGGTGTGGCCAGGAAGTTTGGTTTGTCCAACTTTGGATCAATGTCTGCGGCGGAAAAATACTGACCCATTTGCGTTGGGCGCTGGAAGGTAGGACCTTCGCTTTGAACTATCTGTTCAGCATCACCGTAAGGATTACGGCGAAAGACAACGTCACCAGCGGGTTGCCCCTCAGGAGCAAACTGAGAGGCGACAGGAGTAAACGACTGGTAGTTAGTCGGGTTGTTGGGTACGACATTTTCAGCACTGAAGAAGTTCTTGGCTTCTGCGTGGCCTTGCTTGTTTTCGTACCACTCATTCATCCGAGCCTGGCGCTTGGGGCCATCCCGATGTTTGTAGAAGTCGTTGCTGGGGTAAGAACGTTTTGCCATCTCAAGAACCTTTGATCATTTTCGCGATTTGCGTGCCCAACACTCCTTTTCCCCTCAGACCTGGGACTCCGGAGTTCATGTATCGCTGAACTTCGTCGAGGTTGAGTTGACGCTGCTGATCAACCGGTTGAGCCTGAGCCGTCTGAGCGGTATTGCTCACCCGGGGCATGCCCGTTTCGCCTAGAGGGTTAGGGCTTCCCGCAGAAGGAGAAAACTGTCCGGCTGCCATGGCCGCCTTGATCTCCTCGTCGCTCGGGCCAGTGCCTGCATAGGAGTTGCCGAACTTTTTGTTGAACTCGCGCAGTGCCAAGTTCTCGTTAGCTCGAGCCCACTCCTCCATCGGAGTACCGGCGTAACCCATGGCATCGATAATTTCATCGATAGCGCCAATGCCAACCTTACGCTGGTTCATGTTGAATTCAGCCAAGCCAGCAGCATCACCTTCGTACTGATTGTTCATGGCCTGCTGGATCATGGCCTGACCGGTATCGGTCTCGAAGAACTGAGAGCCGGGGGCGTACTGCTGCCGCATTGCGGTCAGAGCCGACTGCCGGGAATCACTGTCGTCAGAAAGAACCGCTCCTTGCTGCGTAAACAAGTTCGCGTCTGCTTCATTTACGCTGTCAGCTAAAGCCTTTTGCTGCTCTGGCGTCAATCTAGAGGGAGTCGAGTAACCCCCGGCACGATTGATGACCTGCTCCATGTTGCGACCAAAACCACCAGCAAGGCCGAGCAACTCATTGAGTGGTCCCATGCCGTAGTTCTGATTAAGCCATTCAAGCCCGCTTTGCGGCTTACGCTTTTCAGCCACTGCTTACCTCCAGTTCATTGCGCCCTGGGCCTGCATGACACGAGTACCGACAGCGGTATCAGCAGGACCGGGAATAGACATGATGAATTCAGAGCCCGCCCTGTCGTAGGCGTAGCGCCGAACCTCGTCGCGCCTGTAGTTGGCGACGTAAAGGGTTTGAGCCAGGCGATCTGTCTCTCTGAGATATACCTCCCAGTAATCCTTGTCCGCCTTAAGCGGTTCGGACTGAAAGATGGCACGCTCGGTATCACCCGTAATGCGCTCGACCCTGCTGGGCTGAGGCTGCGCTTCACTCTTAAAGATCTGAGAGACCTTAAAAACTTTGTCGCATCGATCCAGGTGCTCGAGTACTCGCGAATAGAAATAACTATCCGGGACTCTTGCCATAGCCTCTTCCAACCGAGCGATATCACCGGCTGGAAGATTGGCTCCTACGTTGTACCCCAAATGGAAGCGACAACGGCTTTTGTCGTAGTCGTTGAGCTCCAAAGTAAATCAGCGACCTTGACTTAATTCTATGAAAGTCAACCGCAGTAAATCACGTCTGCAGCAATCACCTCATCCCAGTCAACACGACCGATCTTTTTGAGCTGATCGAGGTTCTTGAAACGCTCACCAGGAAGTGAAAGACGAAGCTCCACAATCTTCTTGGCGGTGGCGTAACCAATGCCTTTGACGTGCTTGGCAATTGCTTCTGCAGTCGCCACATTGACATTCAGACGCGTGTCAGCCGGGATGATGGTCTCGGGCAGCTTATCTTCGTCAACCTCTTTCTCAGCCGACTGAGGTGCAACTGTCTTGCCAGTCCGACCCTTGCCAGCTTCATAGCTAACGAGATCGTCAAGAGAAACGTATTGAACAGCTCCAGACGAATTCTTGACCATCGCCCAGTCCTTGTCGTGATGACTAATAAATTCGACAAGCTGGCCGTTCTTGGTGTTCTGGTAAAGCGCCATATGTACAAAAAAAGAGGGCGTCTGGTGGCCCAGCGCCCTCATCCTAGAGAGAAGTCCTAACTAATCAGGACTCAGTGTTGTAAGGAACCCGGGTGTCATCGCTAGATGCAACCTCGTCTTCCACGTAGTAAGAAACTTCGCAGATGATCGGGGTGCCGCCAGTGGCAGTAGAGCTCAGGGTGGAGCCAGTGCCATTACCAGCAGCGTTACGCACGAAGACCTTCAGGGTCTCGGCGCCGGCCAGGACAGAACCAGAAACAACGCCGTTCTTTGCAGAGGAGGGGGCAATGGTGCCACCGGAGACTGCAATGGTGGGAGTTGAGACCACTGAAGTGCTGATGGTGTCAGCAGCGGAGGCTGCGGCATCCTTCAGTGCAATGGTGTCGGTGTTGGTACCGGAAAGACCAGAAGTGGCAGAGCCAGCGTCCTTGTTCTTGCGGGTGTCAGCAACACGCAGACCCACTGCGTAGACAACAGCGCCGGCCGGGATGGTCAGGCCAGTGTCATCAGCACGCACTTTGTCGTCGCCGCGCATATCCGGTGAAGGAATGATCACGTCGAACTCGGTGCCACCGGTGGAATCCACCAGCGCATAACCGATCTTGCGGTAGTACACACGACCGGGGATTGCGACCACACCTTGGCCGCCGTCATGAGACTTGAGGTTGGAAACAAAGTTTCCGGGGAAAATACGCTTAGCCATAGTTACTTACCTCCTATCAATAAACGAAAGAGTAAGCAACGGTGATGAAGTCGCGGTTAAGCACTTCAAAACCAGCAAATAGGCTCCAGATCATAATGATGAATCGTGAGAAATCATCATTATTGTTGAGAAGGATCTGGGCGTTATTACCACCGATACCAACACCAACTGCCTGAGGACCAAAGAAGATCATCGGAGCAGCAGTGGTCACAGCGTTTGAGATGGAAGCATCAGAAACGGTAACTTGCAGAGACTTCTCAGCAAGGTTGGTTGATTCAAACCAACGGACTCCCTCAAATAGGAATCCCGTGGGCATTATCGGCTGTCCTGCGACGAAACCTGCTTGCCCATAAGCGGGACCCATGCCATAGAAGAAGTTGGCGTTGGGAGCCTGCTCAGGTTGCAGGGGATTCACCATGCCGTTGCCAGCATATCGCGCGATCTCCCTAAAGGCATCGTTCTGCCGGAGATGCATCATTGCCGTGGGATCGGCAATACAACGGTAGTAGCCGTCAGCGAACGTAGGAACGTTGCGCTTACGCATGTCCTTGACCACCTGCAGCAGGTCGGTCTTGACATCGAACTTGGCAGATTCGCCAGAGCCGTAAGAAAGGAAGGGAGCGGAACCAGCTTTGGTCTTGCTCAGGGGGTAATAGTAACCACCTTGAGTGCCGTCAGCCTGGCCGTTGGCTTCAGCCTTGAACAGTTCATCAGCGAAGACGCGATCGCGCCAACGACGATAATCATCAAGCAGGGTCAGCGAGCCGATGGACTGGTGGAAAACATTCAGGTTCCCCGTGTCCAAAAGTAGCCGCTGCGCAGTCAACAAGGTCTCTCGAGCAACCTTGAAAGTACTGGGAGCTGTCGCATCGGTCGGGTCCGCAGGGCCCGTATATTCCTTAAGGTTCACAAGAACCTTGTCTTTCACAATCGAGCGGCTAGATGCGGTGCCCAGAGTCTGATCGGCAGTGCGCTCTCGGGAATCCTTGTTGCCAGGATTTCCCCAGAAGCGGTAACGATCAAGCTGCACAGTTTGCCCGGGTTGCTTGGCAAAGTCATGCACTACCACGGGTTCAACCGCCATCTCGATGATATAACCGGGATGGGGTCGATAGAGCTCAGCACCTAGCAGCTTCGGGAAATCATTATCAATCCACATGGGATGATATGCCTCAGCTGTAAGGGTTAATACGCACGCTCGAAGCGCGCTGACCCCTACTATAAAGAAGATTTATAGGGAAAGCTGTTTGGACGTCACGGATGTCCGAGGATTGCTTGGCCTGCTCCTGGTTGACGGGAGTTTGGTGCATTATCGCAGTCCCTCCGGTGGTTACATACAGATGACGATCACGGCCGGGATAAAAGAGTCGGCTTACCTCGAGGAAAAAGTCGAAGAATTCAAGTCTTTTTTCCCTACGCGTGCAGTGATTGCTCCCTACAGCACTGCTAAAAGGGCTAATGGCAAGCAAACGACGGTGCTTCGATTTAGGGCCTCAACCAACAAACTACGCCCTGTCTTCAATTTGCTCTACCCAGGAGGAGAGCGTCAGATAACCCAGCCAGTGCTTGACATCCTTGGAGCTCAGGCGGCTGCCTGGTGCTGGGCCGAGAGCGCGGTCATCGGTAAGCGAGGTGGGGCACGACTCAGCCGCGTCGGCAATACACGAGCCGAGGCCATGCGACTCAACACATGGTTCGAGTTGCTCACTGGCGCTCGAGGCGAGGTAAAGGTTCACCGCAAGCGTCCACGTCTTGCATTCGACCCTCAGCAGACCAAGAAGGTCCAAGACGCCTTAATTCAATACGCCCCAAAAAGCCGCATCCACTTATTCACTGGAGAGGTCCCTGATGTCAGCGCAATTCGTAGCTCGCGTACTGAGCTATTGCTTGGGAGTGGGGACGCTGGGATTGCGAGGGCAGAAGCAGAGACCCTGGTTGGAAATCATTCGGCTTGAAACAGAGAAGTCTTACGTCAACTACCAGCTCAAATTGCTGAGGGCCTGTCACCCAGGGCAGCTGGATTGCCACTGGGACACAATCCCGCTGCCCGGCTTTTACGACAAGGTGCGGCTCAGGGTGAGAAGCGACGAGTTATACAGATCGTATGAGCTCATGTACCCGCGCGATCGCAAAGTAATTACGCCTCAGATCATCAGCATCGTTGGCATGCAAGGCGTCTCTGCCCTGTGGTCCGACAGGGGCCGAGTTGTTGGGAGGCTCGGCAAGATCATCACCAGATGGTCCGACGACGAAAACGCCTACTTAGCTGACTGGATCAACTCTCAAGACATTTCGTGCCAGGTCACCAAGGGACAGGGCATCAGATTTGATCGGGAATCAACCAAACAAATTCTTGATGCAATCAGACCTTTTACTCCTAGATGTATGCGCTTCAAGTTCGTAAAGCAACCACCTCGTCTCTAGGATTAAAGAGCCTCGAAGAAGAACTGCGTCAGAGGCATCATCCCCGTCAGGAGCCCGGGTTTTTGTAGTTTCAACGGGCTGGTAAGCGATCCTCCCTGCACTTGGCCTGTGTGGGGAGGCGCCTGACTTTTTAGAGTGTTTTGATTAGGAGATAAATTATGGCCGACGAAATGACTTGCAAGGACGGTTTCTGTCAGATCAATAAAGCCGTCCCTGAAAAAAAGCCAGAGGACATTTTCTTTGCACCTATTGAAGACGAAGCGACGCTTCCTAAGGAGTCAGCACAGGTAGAAGACTCCACAATGCGCAAGCGCTTCATCCAGTACTGCGACGACCATCCTGACGATGTCGAGTGCAAAATGTACGACGTATAATCCTTTCGATTGATTATCTAGACTGTCACCATACACAGGTGCCAGCAGAATGGCTGTCTTTAATAAACTCAACGGCTTCGTAGAGCATCTCAGCGAAGGTGTGCATAACCTTGGCTCTGATCAACTGAAGCTGGCACTTAGCAACGTTTCTCCTGCTTCAGAAACCACTCCGCCCTCCACGGTCACAACCAATTGCGTGCTCGGCAATGTGACCGAAATCAGTTACACGGGCTTGAGTTCTCGAGATGTCACAACGACAAGCTCTGCACAAACTTCAGGTACTTATCGCCTGGTCATCTCTGATCTAACCCTCAGCAGCACGGGCACTGTCGGACCATTCCGTTACATCTACCTCTACAACGACACGCCGACTAGCCCTGCAGATCCCTTGATCGGCTATTTCGACTACGGCGCAAACTTGACCCTTAATAACGGCGAGAGCTTGACGATCGACTTTGATCAGGCCTCTGGTGCACTGACCCTGGCGTGATGCCTTTATCTAGGAAATAAGTTATGACCACGGTCGCGATCTTACGCCCGGAGAGCGGCTCCTTTCATACAACCCGAAACGGCTTCTTAAGAGGAGCCCTGGATGACGTCCAGTTTGTTGGGGCAAATACTGCAAAAGCAAATACAGCAATCATGCCGGCCCATCAGGTCGGCGATTTTATTGTTGTATTTGCTTGGAACGCCAATAACGGAACAATACCTACGGCACCCTTCCCTCCAGCTGGTCAGCCTTACTGGGAAACAATTAGGACCTTCAACAACAGTGGGCGAGGCTTAAGAGTTGCAGGACTGCATGCAACGAGCACGACAACGCTTGTAAGCGGCTGGGCGAACTGCACAGACATCGCAGTAGCTATCTATCGGAACACAAAGGGAGCGCATGCCACAGTTGCGCTCACTTCAAGCACTAACTCAGCGAATATCGTCTATCCGGCCTACGCCGATCTAAACAACAGAACACAACCGTACATTCTTCGCTGGGCAGGACATACAGGCAATACCGGAGCATCGATCACCCCAAGTGGATTTACAACTCGTACGAGTACAGCTGCAATTGGCGGGGCCGCTCCTGGCATAGCACTTCACGACCAGCTTTATGCCGGCAGCGGCACTACCCTCGCCGCTGAGACCGAAACAACGAGCAGCAACGGTTCATCAGTCTCTCTGACGCTAGTTCTCGAGGCAGGAGTCAAAGGTCTATCTATTGACAGGGCTGATTACACAACGACCCTGAACGGTGACGTATACCTGCGCAGGCTTCAGGTCACGAGCCGTGACTACAACGTTGGCTTTAATCAGCACTTCACCGCATACGAGAAGTTCTTCCACGTCAGTGGTGGTGCTTTTACGTACTCGACCGGCAACCTCGACGCCCTCCGCTCATACCTTGCGAGCTTCGCCGACAGGGAGTTCCTGATTGCAGGATCCTCTGCAGAGTTCAGGCGTGATCTCAGGCCAATCATCTCGACCGGTGCATTTGCCTTTAGCGGGGCGATCGTCAACTACGCCCGTGGCTTCTTCCGAAACATCGTCACGGCGAGCGTCACCGTTACAGCAGGGAGCGTCGACAGCACGCATCAGGCTTATTTGGATGCTGTCCGGACAGACCTCTCCGTTGATCTGGACGCCGTCTTCAAGAGGGCACTTATCGAGGAAATTACCTCTGGTGGCTTCAACTCAACAATCTCTCAAGTCGGCATCCGCAACGATTCGCCTTCTCCGGCGGGTGGTGGACCTTTCACCCTTTCTGAGACAGGGCAAGGCGGAAGTGATCCCTCGCAAGCGAGCTTCCTACGGTTTCAGCACGTCAAGTACAACTCGGTCAGCAAGTCACGCGACTTAGGACTTGTCAGCAACTTTCTTGGCACTTTCAACGGGCTGATCGGATCTGAGGTTGGCTCACCGACCCTGTTCTTCAAGATGACCTTGGCAGGTGCAGCAGACCTGCGCATCACCAAGAACGTACAAAACAGGTTTACCGATCAACAAGTCTCTATCGGCATACTCGACTCTCAGCGAAAACAAGTAAAGGTCAATGATTTTGGCTTTGCGTATCAGAACGAAATCGAAAGCACCGATTTACTTGAATTTCAGGAGCCAATGCCTGCTGGCACTTACTACTTCACCGTAAGCACCAGCCAGTGGCAGAAAATTCCATACAGTGTTTCGATACAAGCAATTCGATTCAACGAGCTCAACGGCGCAGTGGTTCTTACGGCTGCTCTTACATCTCGTTTCTCAGTCGTCAAGATTCCAGGCGTTGCTCTGCTGACTGGACCTTTCGAATCAACAATTCCAACCAACGAATCACTCAAGAGAGCAACCGGTCATCTACTTGTAAGCAATGGATCTCGAGGCACACTTCTGATCCCTTCAGGCGTAGCTGTATGCCGAATGCTACCTAGCGGTCGCCTGAAGATGACACACAAGATTTCGTCGAAAGCAACATTGAGCTCAGCGAATGTAGCTACGCTAAGTGCAGCGCCACCTTCATACGGCGGTTACGGTCCTTGACGACGGACTGAGAAAAAAATTTCTCCTCAGATATAGAAGTCCATGGCATTCTCGCAGTATTTTGCGACGCAAGTCCTCAGCTGGGTAAAGGGCTCCCCGTTCCCGACTGCGCTCTCGAATGTCTACATCTCACTGCACTCTTCTGACCCAGGGACTTCTGGGACCAGTGGCGATGTGACCAACTCCATCACAGGCTCCACCAACCGCACCACCATTTCCAGCAGCGCGCTTGGAGCTGTGGCAGGTGCTTCAGGCGGTGGCTTCGAGATCACAAATACAGGCGTGGTCCAGCTCACTACTTCGGCTCAAAACACCAACGCCGTCACCGTGACGCACTTTGGCGTGTGGGACCAAGCAAGTGGCGGCAACTTCCTTGCTTCTGGTCAACTCACTTCCAGCGTCGACGTGGAATTAGGTGACACCGTGCAGTTCAACATCGGCGCTATGGCCGTGCGGGTGGTCTGATGGCAAAAATCAAAAAGTCACTTCTCGGGCAGCCCCACAAAGATCCTGTCTACAAGAAAACTACGCAAGGCCAAGGTCGACGCAGTCGTCCGAAGCCTGGCAAGAAATTGATGCGCGGACAAGGCAAATAAAGCCGTTACATTACAAAGAAAGGCATGCTCTCGACTCAATATCGCCTCCGACTTGAGTTCATTTGTAAGCGCATTGCTAACGGCGAAGAAGTCCAGCTAGACGATATGATCTGGGCTGACAAGCTCGGCAAGGCAAACCGCAGCGCTTCTGAAATGCTGCGCAAAGCTCGTCGCACTGCCAACAATCCCGACATGCAGCCCGGGAGCCTTGACGACTTCATGAATCAGATGGACATCGGCGACCCCGACCCCTCGAACCACATTGTCGACGGATTCAATACCGTCGAAGAAATCGCCTCTTGGTTCAGCCAAGACAAGACTGACGATTGGCGTCAACGCGACTAATCGTCGCTATGGAAGGAGACTTCCAGCATTGCCATGCGAAAGATCCGCCGGAGCCTCCAAAGCCTTTCCTGCTCTTCTTTTTCTGCTGCTGGATAGCCAGGCCACTGCTTGTAATGAAATTCGAGTGAGTAGGCGATCTGCCGTACTTCGTCAAGAGACAACTCCATTACAAGCCTGATGTCGTCTTCTTCCATCAGTAAGACCAGATCACGGCAGGCTTAACGCCTGCCCTGGCGACAAACTCACCGTCATCTCTGGTGTCGATGTGTACAAAACCACGTCCACACCCGTCGCCAAGACCTCCTGTCCAGCGCTTTGCAAGCCACCTGTAGAAAACCGAGCAAGACTCCCCAACTGGGTAGATGTCTAAAGCCATTCCCTTGGCGTGATACGAGCCCGGATGCCCACCAACCTGGGTATTGATCGGCTCCGGTCGGTAGCCACTGGTCACGCCTAAAGGCCCACCCCATGCCTCCCGAATCAGGCTGTATTGGCCTGCGATATAAAACAGCTCCTCTTCTTCCTTGCTGCCTACTTGCGGACGACGACGCTTGTCGTACTGAAGTACTTGCCCAACCGTCAGATACGGGCTGAGATGCGCGCCAAAGTCACCCCAATCGACACGCTCAAATACATCAAGACTCGGGCGTGCTGATTCCTCCTTCCAATGAGGCATGTACATAGCCCATTTTTCATTGGTATCAGCGAGAGTCACCCAGATATGGCTGTCCTCTGCAATATCCTCTACAGCAACGACTTGCAGTGACTCGCCGGTCTCAAAACCTTGTCTTCCTTCGCTGGAAAGATAACGATTCCCAATCGGGGCCTTCTTCAAGAAAGAAGAGATCAAGCAGATAAATTCCATAATCCCATCGTTCTCGCACTCCCAGAGTTCACCCTCTTTCTGACGTCGAATTTTTAGGCCTTCAAGTTCTACACCATTTGCCTTGGTGTACTTCATCAAGACTTCAGGGACCCTGCTATAAGCCTCGCGCTTTTTAGCACCATCCTGAAGGGCATGGGTGATTGACTCGAAACCCAGCCCGCCGTAGAAATTTGGGCCAAGGTTCCAGGCAAAACTAAGCAGGACGGCTTGTCTTCTAGGTCCAAACTTATTCCACCCAGGTATCGCCATTAAGGGCGGTACATACGTGGTTTTAAGCATGTCCTCTAGATATCTCCTACATACGTCCTTATTACAAACGTCTCCCATGCGCACAGGAGTCCCATTGGGGTAACGCGTGAGGCCAGCGCAGATCGTCGGGACCCCAACTGCATCCATGTATGCCTGGGTTTCTACTCCCTCAAATCCTTCAATCAGATTGATTGCTGTCGCTAGGGCTAGCGGTGCTATCAGGTGTGCCATCTCCGTAAATCGCTGCGAATCTCGGCCCAGCTGATATGGCTTCTTCTTTGCCTTCCCAGATATTCAGACCGTGCCCAATAGCAGCGGAGTCCGAAAGACCCTTAGAACGCAAAATCTCAATCTGCTCAATGACACTGTCAACGTGCCGAGCAGATTGAGATTCGGTTGCGTGTGCCGACAACTCATTAAAGATGTCGTCGCTGCCGGCAAGACGCACGCTTGTTAATCAGCTAGATGATCAATCTAACGATCAACCACCATAAAGACGGCGCAGGATTGCATTACCATCTTCTTGAGCCAGAGCCATCTTGGCTTGGCCGCCACCTGCATTCATTTGAATACCAGCCATGGTATTTAGAAGCAAAGCATTTGCTTTGTTTTCAGGAGTGGCTTCACCAGCAGATTGCTGTTTTGCCATATCCATAATGGCTGCAATCTTTTGAGTGCCGGCCATCCCTGCGTCTACTTCATCCCGCTTGGCTTGCTGCTGCATAGCCTGCTGAATTTGATAGGCGTCAGGCGAACCAGGCGACTGATCAAGAAGAAGAGCGTTGATATTTTGAGGAGGAAGATTCATAGAGAAAGGCCCCGGAGTCCGGGGCCACGTATTGATCAGCCTTCGGAAACCAGGATCTTGCTGCGCAGAGCGTCAGGACCAGCCTGGGAAAGCATCTGCCAAGCCACAGCGGGGTTCTTGTCGCTCATAGCGCTGAAGGTTGCCCAGAAATCATCGGGACGAGCACCGGCCTGGACACCAGGCTGAGGCATGTCGATTTCAGGGCGCTTAAAGGCAGGAGCCTGGGGCGCAGGAGCCTGAGGAGCAGGTGCCTGGGCTTGAGGCTGAGGGGCGAAACGAGTTTCGTTGGCCTCGATCTCGGCACGCAGACGATCTTCAGAGGTCTCGGTCGGGTAGGGGCCTTCAGGACCGAAGAAATCGTTGACGTATGCAGCCAACATGTCGGGGTTGGTCAGCATGACGTGGTACGCAGCGTTGTCCTCAGCTGCTGCGTCGATGACTTTCTTGGCATCCTCGAGGTTGCCGGTCAGAGCCTCGACTTGCTGCAAGACGTTGGCGGTCTGCTCAGCTTGAGCCAACAGTGCATCTTCGACTACACAGGAGTAGCGATTCAGCAGTGCAGGAGCCTCAGCGCCAAAGTGCTGCAGGACTTCAAGAGTTTCGTCGCTGACGGCGGCGAGATACTCGTCGCTGACGGGTGCTGTCTGCTCGTTGCTGTAGCTCGGTGCCTGTGTCGGGGCCTGGGAGTACGCCGGCGTTGCTTGGGGAATTGAGGTCTGCAGCCCCGATACGGAAGGAGCCGCTTGGTACTGCATTTGGGCCGAACCCTGCCATGCCGCGTCCTGCGAAGGGGCTGCCTGTGGGGTCGGAGTTGAGTAGGCTGCCTGCGGTTGGGAGTTCTGCGTCGCGCTCAGACTTGCGCTCAGCCGTTCGAACGCCTGCTGCCATGGGTTGGCCTCCGGTGCCGGAGCCGCCTGTTGGTAGCTGACCGGTGCCTCCGGCTGTGGAACCGAAGGAATCTGGTACGAAGGTTGGGCGTTCTGGGCCGGCGCTGATTGGTAAGCCTGCGTCGGCGCGGGCGCGCTCGATGGGATCGAGGCTTGCGGGGTCACTTGAGCCTGGGGCGTCTGAATACTGTCCTGCATAAGTCAACTCACGCTTAAGGAAATCAAGCGCGCGGTAAATGAAGTTTGTGAGATCCAACTTGGGATCCGCAAGCAACGGCAAGTCGGGTGCCTGCGGATGGGGGACCTGACGCATGTTTTCAATCAGCGTCAGGAATGTGCCAATACTCTGTTGTGTGGCTTGGGCCATTCGGAATGGATAGCCACTGAGCATTGCGCTTCTCTCTTCATCTGTTTTATCAGGGAAGAGATAACGCAGGGCCTCGATGGAGTTAACACCGAGCTCCTGAAGGTTACGAACAACAATGCTTGAGTTAAGTATATCCTCTGTACCGTCCTCGAAGACGGGACCTTTCCATCGCCATTCAATCCTTCGATCACCATCAGGTATAAGTCCTACGACCCCCTGAGGCAAAGATCGGGACTGAATGGCATTACCAATCTCGACCTCAAGAGTTCCCTCGTACTCTTTAGAAATCTGCTGGTAAGCGGTGACCGCCTCATCAAAGGTCGCGCCATCCGGGAAGTCCTCGCGAATTGGTGCTGGTGGTTGATTCAGGCCAACAGCTGCAGCGAAAGATTGCCGGAAAATCTTCTCTTCATTGAAGATAATCAGAGACAGCATTTTGCAGAGGCCATAGGTCAAAAGACCTCGGCAACGACGTGTAGCAGATGTCGCGGCACGTCCATAGAGAGACTTGATCTCATAGGCGGTAGCACCAGCCGTAATACCCAGCTCATCGACACCACCAAGAGCGGTCCGAATCTCTTCTCGGTACTGGCGCGCGTAAAGGTTCTGATCACCTGAAACAGCATCAGGAGTCAGGTAGGCGGCACGGTCAGTTGGCTCAATGTTGGCGATGATCCGGGGCACCTTCATGCCACCGCCGGCGGCGCCACCCATGGGCGAACTCACCCGTGTTGACGGGCGATTCGAGGCGTAGAAGCCTGCTTGTGAGCTGATCGTTGGGCGAGCGCCTTCCTCGTCACCGCTGTCAACGAGGTCATGCTTAGGCCGACTCGACAACAGAGTCGGGTTGCCGAAGAAATGGATATTGGTTCGAATGTTCTTGACCAGGTCGTCGTGGGTGACGATCTGCTCAGCCAGCCAGTCAAACTCGCCAGTTGCGTCCATCCCTGTGGAGCGCATGCTGTTGAACGACTCAACGGCAGGGATAAAGCCCAAGCTGTTGGTCAGCGTGCGGGTCTTGTTGGCCGCAAAGGCCATGGTTTGGGTATTTGCGTCAAACGATGGCTTTTCGTTTGTGATCGTTTCCTTGATCTCGTCACGACGGACCCGCAGCTTGACGTAGCGCTCCGAGCCACCTTGCAAGGTCTGCGCGGAAGGTCCTGAGAGGCTGTCACGGACGGTGAATGAATAGATCAGCTCGATCTCGTCGAGCTCACCCATTGCGTCGTAATAAGCGCGGTAATTATCCGCGCTGAACCACATGATCCGATATGTGTCCTTAATCGGGCGGAAATAAAACAGACCTTTGCCATCAATGAGGAAGTCATCAACGATGCCCTCTAGGCGAGTATCAATCTCGTTCTCTTCAATGATCTGGGACAGGAACTGCTTCCTAAATCCGTAAGTATCTTGCGCGGGGTAAAACTCCAGACCCTGGCGCAACATGAACAGCTTCATCTGCGAGAGATGACTGTTCACGATCATCGTGTCAGTACCTGATCCGCCGTCACGCTTTCTGGCCGCTTCGAGAATGCGGCGGAAGCGGTCTTGAATGCCTTGGCTCATACTTCTATGTTAGTTCCACTCAATGTGTGCCTTGCCTCGGCGCATTAGGCCTTGTACCACGATATTCAATGAGTCAGCACAGTCATCGTGCGGTGAGTGTCCGAAATTGACGATTTCGTCGACCATACAACTGAAGTCCCTGTATTTATTGAATAAGATCTTTTTATGCTCAAAAAGCCCCATAATTCCACGCAATCTGGCGAGCTTGTCCCCACGGAAACCCTTCACCGGGCTAATGGAGAGGTTGTAGAGCTGCCACTCATTGAAGAGGATCCGCTTCATGTCGCCCTCAAAGGATTTTTGATAGGCGACAACCTCTGGCCAGATGACGACGGGTGACTGAGTCCTGAAGTACTGGCCCTCGTCATTCACCTCTAAGAGGTTCCATTCGACGAGTAGTTCGCATAAGGCCTCGATCTTGTCGAGGTTGCCCATCGAACGCATACGTCGATAGTCGATCACATAGACCTTGTCGTCGACCCGACCAGCAAGCGTAAAGACAGTCCAGTCATTCCTCTCCGTCATGCCAGCAGAGAGATCAATACCTACCCCGATGGTGTCGTACTCCTCGGGGACCTCGGCCTTGACAAATAGTTCGGGAGATATACCTAGTTCGGTTGAACGGACCGGCTGGTTCAGGTACTGGTAGCTGAAGGCCACACGATCATCTGCCTGCAGCTTGAGCAAGTATTTCGCGGACCACATCTCGGGCCAATAGCTCTTAGGCCGGCCATCGTCGTCGTAGTGCAGAGCTGACTGGGTGATGCACTTCCAACCCTTCTTCTCCGTGAAGATGGTGGCGAACAGATCGTCGAAGTGGAACCGGGTACCCAGGGCGATGGCTCGCGCCCCTTGGAACATGGTGGGGACGATCACGTTCGTCCAGTTGGTCTCCATCTCCCGGCGTATATCCGGGTTAGCAATGCTCGCTGCGCTCTTGATGGCGTCATCAACAACGATCAACGACGATCGTTTCGACGTAATCGTGCCCTTAAGACCTGCGCAGGCAACTGTAAAAGCATCTTCGCCCCTAATATCCACCTCCGCAAAATCCCAGTCAATCGACCAGAGCTCGTCCGACGTGCGCATCTTGGAGAGCCGTACACACGGGAATATCTCCTGGTATTCCTTCGAGCAGATGAGGTTTTTGATCGCCGCACTCTTGTTCCGGGCCACATCGACGTTGTACGACACATAAAGGATCCTCAGAAGCTTCTTGGCGAGCGCGTGGCGGCCGATAAGCCACCCAAGCAATAAACCCAGCACGGTGGACTTTGCGCTTCCCCTAGGGCTCAGCAGACATGTATTAGGGCCTGCAATGTCCAGCAGGTGGTCGTTGCTATTGCCGGTAAGAAAAACTTTGTGCCACTCCCTCATATGACGGGCTGGCTTCTTGCCCATCATCTCGCAGAAGTAGGCAAAGCTTGCTCTTGCTTTGATGACGTGAGGTGGAAGCTCGACCTCTACCTGTTTCTTGACGATCGCCTTGGCTGCAGCCTTTGCAGACCGCATCTTGGCTTGTGAGATTGAGCTGCCTGCCATACGGAGAACCTATCCAGTTTTGGCTATTTCGCGCCCCCTAGAACAAAGGCAAAATGAGCGCCGGAAAAATTTCGGCTGGAACATGAGTCAATAACTCACTGCACGGCTCGTTGACCTTGGTCCGCAGATAGCGAATCAAGTTCATACGAGTCCAGTAGTCGATACTCGAATCCATCTGAATCTCGGCTGCACGCTCCATGTAGCGCTCACAGCTCATATGCCATCCCCAAGAAGTCCCGTCAGCGTGATGAGCAAGCATCAGTGACAGGAACACAGGAATCATTTCTCTTCGCAGATATCAGCCCAAATGGATTCGAAGGCCAGCTCCAGAGCAGGCAGCACTTCGTCTGAGTTTTTGAAGATGGTGCGCAGATCACGCATAACCTTGTCAGCGCCGGCCATGATCAGGCCACGGCGGTCATGCCCCTTGGTCAGCTTGTCGACCTCGACTACATGACCACGCAATTCCTTGCTCAAATGGGCAACTCGGGTTGCCGCTGCATCCGCTTTGATGAGGTCGGCCTGGACCTGCTGCCTGAGAAAGTCGATGTCCCCCTCGAGCTTGACGATCTCGGCGAGCATGATCTCCCGCCGATTGAGCTTGGGATAGGTCTGATTGATCCACTTTTCCAGTGCAGCAAAACTGCCCGTGTATCCGAGCACGCCCGCGTAGAGCCAAATTTCGTAAACCGAGTAGGTGTTCTCGGCATACGCCATGAAACCCTCGCGATGCGCGTTATCCAGGGCTGCGAGAAAGTCCTGGATCTGAGGGTCGATTGTCTTAGGCATTAACCGAAGAATCGGGCACCCAGCGAACGAATCGCACCTCGAGCGTCAGAACGCAGGTACTGCTGCTGCTTTGCACGCTCACCGATATTGAGTCGTTCCTGCTGCCCAGCGGTCACAAGAGACTTACGGTCCTCAGATCCTTTGACCCTCATGCCCTTGCGCTGTTCAGAACCAGTCTCCCGAATACCAGCCCGCTGCTCGACACCGGTTGCGGCAATGTTCAGGCGGTCCTGCGCGCCTTGAGCTCCGATATTCAGACGTTGCTGAGCTCCTGTCTCCTTGATACCGAGACGTTGCTGCGCACCTTGCGTTTCTATCAAGTCTCCCGCAATGCGGCCCTCAGCACCCATCAACTTGAGCTGGTTACCTGTCTTGAGGTTTTCCATGCCCTGGTTAAGTTTCGCCAGGTGCGAAGACATCGCGGTGTTGTACTGCAGAGCCAGACCGCTCTGCATCATCGTATTGCCGGCATCCTGGAATGCGCCGGTTACAAAACCCGTAACTAGATCATTGTCCTTGTACTTGTTGCCCATATCCGTGAGCAACGAAGCGCCCTGGTCATACAGGTTTCCGCCGATAGTGCTGGCGGTGCTCGCGTAAGAAGACATCGCTAATAAATCAGAGGAAATTCAGCAAAATGGCGCCGCCAGTCCGCAGCATGTCCATGGTGTTTTGACGCTTGCGATTATTAGTGTCGGCTTCAATAAGCTTCAACAGGTTGGCATCCCGAGAATCGAGTTGACGATTCTTGAAGTCGTAACCAGGAGCCGTGATTTTTCCGACAGTATCGGCGTAGTTACCCATTTGACCCTTTTGGTGCTTCAAAAGGATGGGAGATATCTTTTCGATTGATCTTCGAGTTTCGTCGTTGAAACCCGCGTATGAAGCAAGCTCGGATTGCGTTTGTCGTGTGTCGTTTTTGAATTGAAAATCAGCCTCTTTCTGCCGTCCTTCAAAATTCGGGTCGGTCAAAGTAGCGTTGGCTGCTTCGACACTTTGGAGATAGCGCTCCGCCATCTCTTTTCTCTCTCGCTTGCTGTAGCCAGGAAGCTTCAAGATCTCAAGGACCTGCTGAGCTGCTTCGTTCAAACCTTCCATGTCTACTTAAGAAAAGAGTCGAGAATTGCCCTGGCGCCTCTGGTATCTAGTGCCTTGGCTTGCGGTGTTGCTTCTACTTTAGAAGTTGTGGCAGGAGCGACACTCGTCTGTGCTGGCTGCTGAGGTTGCCCGCCAAGTGGAATGTTATTTAGCTGGGCTCCGAGAGTAGCCATCGGGTCTAATACTCCAGCTTCTCTCTCGTCATAACGATCCTGAGCAGTCACTTTTGAACGATATTGATTCAAAAGCTCCAAAGGCTCAAACATGCCAGACCCACTACCGCTTTTGTTACTGCTGTTAAGCATGCTCATCAGGCGAGCCTTCTTGGCGTCCTCGCGCCTCATTTCCGCGATTTCCATCGCGTAATCAAGATCCCTTTTCTGCCGAAAGTTGGCGGCTAATTGCCCGAGGCCTTCTCTTGCCATGGCTGCTTCCATGGCGAACTGCGTAAATGGGACCTGCACCATGGTTTGTGTGCCAATAGTGCTTTTGACGTCACCAAAGTCGATGCCAGCCTGCAATCGCTGCAGAGGCAGGCCCGAGGTGCTGGCGCTTGCTACAGCAGCATTAAAAGAGGGAAGTGAATACGCCATCAAAGAAGTCCCTGCATCAGGAGAGCTTGTTGCTGAGCAGCGTTCTGCTGCATGTTCAGATTGCTGGCATTCATCCTGTTAAAGAGATTCATGTCTTGAGCAATCTCAGCGTTTCGCCGCGCCACATTGATTGCCCGAGCATCTGCCATCTGGGCAATCTTGTCGGCGATCGGTCCCAGGGTTTGAAGTCGCTCAGCGTCGGCTTTAGTTACAGCTCTCTGCTGGCGCAAATACTTCTTCTCAGCGCGGCTTTCGTCTGAATCTCCAGTGATCGCGTCATAGATACCGCCCATAGCCTGGCTACCGACCTGAGACCCGAACATCGTCCCAAGACCACCGCCGGCTAGAGAGCCCAGACCGGCTCCGACAGCAGTACCAATTCCTGGCAGAAGGGCTGTTCCAATCGTTCCGCCGAGCATCATGCCGAGCTTCTGACCCGCAAGGCCACCGCCAATGACACCTGCTGACTGCACAAGATTGCGACCGACAGGATCGTCGTCCATCATCTCGTTGTAAACGCCAGCGCCGAGAGTCAGAGCTGTCAGTGCCGGGAAGAACCTTGGGTTTGCAGCTTGAAATCGAGCAACCTTTTCCGGCACTTGCCGGACAGCTCCTGCAAATGCGCCCGCTCCTGGAATACCTCCCCCGGCCGTGCTGGGCACGCCGCCATATCTCGCGGCCCCATATCCGGCTGCATAGGGAGCAGATGCCGCTAAGACATCCGCCATTGGCACAATTGCGCTTCTATTAGGTCTCTGTGCCACTACAGACTGCCAAGATCTTTATGCACATTCTATAAACCTAATCTTCCATATAACTAAACTTCTCTGGCTCCACCCAAGGCACTTTGTCCACGTTGGATTCAATCTCAAATCCAAGCTTTGGGCAGTAAACAACTTTCTTGTCTGACTCACGATCAACGCAAGCAGTACACGCGTGCACATAGTCAGCGTTATACAACTGCCCGGCACGTTCACCCCAGACTCCATCAGTTTTGACATACCGAGCTTTGTCATACGGAACATCGTTGTCTTCGATGTACTGCCAGACATCTTCGTGAGTCCAGTCCCTGAGCGGGAAAAACAGATTCATATGGCCAGGGACCATGCGCCCCTGGACTCGAGTGCCGGCATCACCACCCAAGACATTGTCAGTGTCACAGCGCTTGTGTCCCACGAAACCTGCTTCACACTTGCTGACGACCAAGCGCTCTTGTTTAGGGCGATCAAGCATGTCAATCGCACATGCCCAGGGCATCCCTTCTTCTGGAGGGACGATCCCTGATGGACACGTCATATACGAGTCATTGAGCATGTACCAGTTCTGGACCTCGAACTCATCCCCCGTCTGCTGCATGGCCGACTTGAAGGGATGCCAGGTCCAAGCCATCAACTCCCATTCGCGAATGATGTAGTCCTGGAATGCGTACTTATGGGGCTGCCAGGGCTCCCGATAAAAGATTACTGGCAGTTCAAAGCCGCAGTCACGCATCAGGTGCAACAGCACCATGCTGTCCTTGCCGCCAGACCAGTACACAACACTGTGAGGGTTGTGCGCTACGCCCGATTCAATTATGTCAATTGCGCTTAAAAACTTCTCTCGCACGACGAAAGCACTTTCGCCGAATGTACCGAGTTAGATCAGAGCGCCAACAGCCGCACCACCAGCTACGCCAACAGCTCCGATGATTGAATTAGTCCGATTAGCACTACGGTTTTTAGATGCCTGCTTCGCGGCCATTTCTGCCTGGATCTTGGCGGCCTCCATGTCACCCATTGCGCCAATCGCGCTACTGGCCATATCCATTTCCATATCAAGGTTGCCAAGCGCGCCTCCTAGCCCGGCTTCCATGCCGGAGCCATCAGAACCCGGGTAACCCCCGCCAAGCGCTGCTCCAATCCCACCCATTTGATCGCCGAAGTTTGAGCCGTAAGACCGAGCGTTATCGGAGCTAAACAGCTCAAAGTCGCCGAGACCCATTTGCATCTCTTTGCGCTTTTTCTGCTCTTTTGCAGCCTCTGCCAGGACCTGGACAGGATCAAGTGAAAAGGGCATTGTTTTTACCAGCCTTTGCTAAAAGGGTTATTCCAAAAAGGGTTTGAGCCAGAACCACCACTAGATGCACCAGTGATCGGAGGCAGTGGTGGGGGCTTGGCCCAACCTGAGGTTGAGTCAGGGAGTGGGCCGTCATACGGCGTAAACGATGGACTCCCGTATCGATCGTTCAAGTAATTCTGTTGAGCGTACATATTTCCAATGCCAGCACTTAGGCCACTGCCAAGTACATTGCCAATAGAGCCAAAGATGGCATTGCTCCGGGCTGCAGATCGCTCTGCGGAGGCACGATCAGCCATCATTTGTGCGCCATATTCAGCGGCACGAATCTTGGCCGCATTACGAATACCTTGTGCTGCAGCACTGGTCTCTAACTTCTGGTTAATACGAGGGGCAGCGCCCATTGTCTGAACGCCAGCCCTCGATAGAACCTTATTAAATCCACCGACGTTAAATGGCATCAGTTATTGGACTCCTCTGGTTGCGGAGCTCTACCTTTGAGCGCCCGCCTCATTGATTCTAAAACGTATCCAGATAGTGCAGATCCAGCTGTATATGCCGAGGTATTTGCAATTACAGAACCAGCAACTTTGCTTTCGTTGCGCTGTACTTGATCCTCATATGCTTTCTTTGTTCTTGCGATTTCTTCCTCTGATCGATTCTTCGCACCTCTCTTTGTAGCCGTCCGATATGCCTCTTGCAGCTGTGCCTCTTTCCGATAACCCTGTTCACCCACGGCTTGCACACCGCGCTTGATGCCTCGACGTGCGCCTAGAACAGCGCCGGCCATCGGCAGGATGCCAGTCGCAAGTGGGATGCTCTTGCCCATGAAGGTCACTTCAGGACCTTGGATGCCGTCAACCGTTGCCTTGATCGGCGAGCTGCCTTCAAAGAGATACCGCTTGTAGGCGTTGTACTCCTGACGGCTCACATCAGGCCGTTCCTTGACGAACTCCTCGTAAGGCAACAAGCGTCCAGCCCGCCCCAGGAAATAGCGATTGACCAGTTCAGCTGCTGGGTTGTCCGTTGAACGTGGATCTGTCTCACTCGGAGCAGCTGCCTTATAGCCGGGTTGGCGCATGAAGTTGCCAATACCCATAGAAGTTGCAATCCAGGCAGGGGCTGCAGCCGCCATCCGCAAGTTGCGATTTCGGATTAGTGCTTGGTTTTCGTTGAGAATCGGCTGCCCACCAGCGCTGCGATTCAGCTCACGGGCCTGGTTGGCGCTGGCTTGCCGCATGCCCTGGAACATCGCCACCTGAGCGACTGCCTGGGGTGCATTTAGGAACCACCAGACATTTCGCATGCCATCGCTGGCCAGGTCAGCCGCAACAACACCAGCAGCCTGCGTCGCTCGCGCCTTGACGTCGCCTGGTTTGAGAGTGACTTCTGTGCCATCAGCCAGTGGGGCCTTGCCGATCTCGACGGTGGCTCTACGCAAGTCAGGGTTCTCAGCCCGCGCTTTTGAGTAAGCCTGCTTGTCCTCTGGAGACATCCCGCCAAGCTTGGTCCCCATGAACCCCACCTTGAGGTTCTCAGGCAAGACGCTGGCGACCAATCGGCCGACCATGGTGTCGCCGACCTGGTACGGAGCGATTTGCTGGATAGCTGCAGGCAAAGGAGCCGATTGCAGCATTTCAGCAGCGGGGGACACCTCGAGCTGAAGGCTTGGTAGTTGAGAACGCTTGTATTTCTCGTACTCCTTACCGGAGCCACGGAAAGCTGCCTCAAAAACAGGGCCGAGTTCTTTTAGTCCCGGATCCTTTGGAAATTCCGCCATTAGCTCAACGCCCTCCCGCCAATAGCGCCAGCACCGAGGAGAAGACTGATTAACTCTTGCTGTGCCTGAGCTTCAGACATCTCCTGAGTTAGCTGTTGCTGTGCAGCCTGTTGCGCCTGCTGCTTCTTGTACTCCTCTTCCGTGATGCGATTGAGGGCGCCCTCGAATACAGGGCGAGGGGTATACATGTTGACCGGGGCGCCGACCATGAGGTCACCCATGGTTGCGGCGAGATCAACCGCCTCCCGGCCCATACCTAGCTTTCTGCCAGCTAACCGCGCAGCGCCGCCACCAAGCAGCTGACCGCCAAGGGATCCAAGTAATCCAATGCCGAGATCCTCTGCTGCAACCCCGGCCCTCTCCATGCCAGTTGCACCAGGCGGCAGCGTGGATGCACTCAATCCTGAATACAGCAAGTCGGGGGCGTAACGAGCAGCTAGCTGCCCGTATGCAATCTTCCCGGCTTCATTGGTCGGAACCAGAATGCTTTTTGCGCCCTGCAAGAAGGGCTTCAGTGCTGCGAGCCTCATGATTAAGCAGCTCCTTCAGGAGGTGGGCCGCCAGGGCCTGGGGGCGGAGGAGGTCCACCCAGAGAGAACGGACCACTGGACCATTGCATGGCCCACTTCTTCAAGTTGTCCTGGTTATTAACTAGATCCCGGTTATTAGCGACAGCGCCGAACTCGCCATTGATGCCGCCGATCAACGCATCACCAGCAAAACGGGAGTTGTACTTAGGCGATGCCGCCTTTTGGGCAGAACCGTGCTCGTAACCGAAAGCGCCAGCGCTGGTCTCCTCTTTATCGTTCTTGCTCTGAATAGCCATCTCCAGAGTCCGAGCAATCGAACCTGGACCGGCACTCATAATCTTGTAACCCGGCGTTCTATCTCGCCAGGTTGTCCAAGAACTTACGGACACGCTTATACGCCGCTATTTCTTAAATGTTAGCTATTAGGACTTTTTGTCTTCTTTGTTCTTGCTCTTGAAATGCTCGAGAAGCTCCTTGGGCATTTTGCCGTCTTTGCTTTTCTTGGACTCACCTTTCATGTGAGCCTTGGCTTTTTCTTTAGCGGAATGCTTGCTGTTGTTCATAGGAATCAAAGACCAAATTTACGGCGTGCGGCCATGAGGAATGCATCCTCTTTACGGGGTGCATTGAGAAATTCACCAGGCTCTTGACCGCGAGCCTTGGCTTCCTCAGGCGGCGGGGCCACCTGAGATGTGCGGACTTCTCCGCCAAGAAGGTTGCCGAGGCGGACCTGGCCCCCTTCGCCAACGTTCCTGCGGATGACATCGGCCAGATACTGCGCCTGTCCCTCGTTCGTCATCGAAGGAGAGACGCCTTGTGCCGCCGAATCGTCCATCCGCCCCTGGAGCATCTCCAGAACCTTGGCTTTCAGCTTCCGTTCACGCTGCGTATCCGGCACACCTTCGTACTGAGTGCGGTCGTAGACCCTGATTCCGGAGTTATCGCGCTTGTCGTAGCTCGATCCGCCCGCTTTGAGCTGTTCTTCGTCCTCAAACGTGCCAGATCTGCCATCACTCGCCATTTCGAGGCCCTCGCCTACCTCGATTTCTTCGCGCTGCGCCAAATCAGAGGCGTCAACACCGAATTTTTCGGTAAATGCCCGCTCTGCGGCCACCGGAGAGAGGTCGCCATAACCCAAGAACCGGGGGCCATAGCGCTCAGCCTTCATAACCTCGCGACCGGCGATTTCTTGTACGGCTTCTTCCAGCAATTGCCGTGCATACGTGCCCTGACGCAGGCCAGGCGCGGCTTTCTCTAGTTGTTCAATAGAGATCTCGCCGCTCAGAAGCTTGGGAGCAAGGATGTCGCGGTAGGCATTTGCCGTTCTCGGCTCATCCATTGCGTTGCCGGCGATCATGTCGGCGTCGACATCCTTGTATTTGACTGCGCTTTCGCCGAGAACACGACGATTAAAGAAGTCTCTGATGTCTGCCTGGGTGTCAGACCGCTCAACTCCGTAGCGAGCACCCCCTTCGACGTAGCTGGCGGGACCAACTTGGCGTGAGTCGTAGGCGTCATCGATCCGATAGTTGCCGGTCAGCTTGCCTCCAACAATCTGAGGGGTGAGTTGCGTCGTCGTTCCATCCGGGCGGCGCAAAAAGACCTTGTTCGCGCCAGTGACTTGCTCCGGCTGGAGCAGTTGGCGGTCCTCCATTTCAGGCCCGGAGAAAAACTCAAAGCCTTTTGCGGCCGCTTGACGGACTCGGTTGGCACTCAAGACCTGTTTTTTGCCCTGCGCAGGGACCTTGACGTTCCGAACACCGACATAGGGGGCAACTTGCTGCCGGACCTTGTCGCTATCTCCCTTGAAAGGATTGCCGATTCGGTAGAGCTTCTCTGGATAGATCTCTACTTCGCTGAATCGATTATTTCGATCGGGCACTTCAAGAGGCGTCGTCTTCTGAGTCCCGTCCTCCTGCATAACTTTGTAAACAGGGGCGTAAATACCTGTTTTTCCGACAGTAATGCTGTCTTCAGGGAAGCGAGCCATAGCCTGGCTCTCTGTCATGTCGAGCTTGATCAGGCCAACAAGAGTGCCTGCCGTGCCATCTTTCTTCAGGTACTTCTCGTAGTTGACTGGATTCAGCGTGTTTAACGGCCGGAAACGCCCAGTTTTGGCGCCTTTTACCAGGGCTGACTCGAAGATTGTTGGGGTTTCGGCTGCAACCTTCGCCTCCTTCTGGACAGTGCCAATCGGCACCTCTCGTGATTGAGCGCTTGTAAACGGATTGTCGAGATCAGCGTCCTCGGTGTAGGCGATCGCTGAAGGATCGATCTTTGCGACCTCGATCTGCCCCCTATCACGGCCTGAGGGGATCGCGAATTGCCCCGTTCTCTGGACGACAGGAATATCAACCGTGCCAAAGGGATTTGGCGTGAACGGCTGCTTGGCGGTCAAGCTGCCAGTCGTCGGATCAACTGCTGTGAACTGGCCGTACTTCAGATTCTTATTTTCCTCTGCGTCAAACGTGTCGCTGGCGGCAGCAGCACCACGCACGTATTCGTTGTACAGCTCTTGATCAATCGGGTCATCCGAATTCGCCAATGCCTCTAGCACTGCGATCGGGCTAGCTGCATCCTTATTGCGTGGATCAAAACCAGTGCTTTCAGCAGCACGGCGAACTTTGCGATCCAGCAGCGATGAACCTTCGCCAACTGGAGTTATTTGTCGCTGGACTGGAACGTCTCGGTAATACCCAGCCGGCAGCCCTGGAATATCCGCCCCTTGAGGTGCTGGGCCACGCCGACGCCGGGGATCATTTGGG